CCCATTTCGCCCACCCAGATCGGGGCAATGCCCTGCTCGTAGATGTAGCCCCAGTGCTTGTGGATCTCAGTGTAGATCCCGGCCGGGTAACCAGTGACAGGCGAGCTATCGGTCGACAACCAAGCCTGCGAACCGACGCTCTGACCATACTCATGGGGCGAATAGACGACTTTGTGCGGCACTGAGAGCGTGATCGGATTGTTGGCGACATCCATGAGCTGGCCACCCCACCAGGTATTGTCGTTGTCGTAGGTGACACCATTGGACGTGCCCGTGAAGGCGCCAACGCCCTCCACGAAGATGAGCCAGGCAGGAGCAGCAGCGAGGATTGCGTTGCCCAGAGGCTCGACAAGGGCTTTCCATTCGAGCCAGGTGTAGACGTAGGGCTCGTTATGCACGTCGGCGCCGACAACGCAGGTGTTCGCAGCGTATCGAGTGGCCAAGAGCACCCAGTCTGCCTGCCATTGCGTCGTGGAATAGGGAGCAACGATGCCTGTGTCAGTTCCAGCGCCTGCCGAGCAACGGTGATGATCGAGCACGACGTACATCGAGTTCGCTTGACACCAAGCGATGATCAGATCGTAGATCTGAAGCGAGGTTTGCCCGACAAATTCGGGGTTCAGCGTGGCGTCGAAAGCCGTGCCCGGAGGAGTCCGACCGGGAGAGCAAGTGTCTCCTGAGAACGCCAAGCGAATGCAGTTGAAGCCCATCGTCTTCATCTGGGAGAGCATGTCGGTGTAGCGACGGATCCAGTTCCCATGAGGAATGTAATTCGTGCTCTCGCCACCGAACCAATTGACGCTCTTCAGGCGCACTTTGTTGCCGCTGGAGTCGACGAACTGGTTTCCGGAGATCGAAAGCCTGGACAGGGGAGCCGATCCACTCGCCACAGCTGTGCCTGTGAGGGCCACAGTATTCGGGCTGGAAGCCGCATTCGAGACGATCGACAGAGCCCCGGTGCGAGATCCTGCAACCGTAGGCGTGAAGCGAACCGTGACCGTGACGCTGCCACCTGCCGGAATGGTGATCGGCGTCGTCAGAGTGGCTGCAATCCCGACAGTTTCGCTGCCCAGAGCGATCGTCAGCGGCAAGGGACCAGCCGTGATCGAGACCGGGGAGCCGACGCTTGCAGCGCCCAGCCCCAAAGACAAAACCAGCGGCGGAGCCGTGATCGAATTCGGGAAAGTGACGACGATGCCACCTTCGCTGATCGTCAGAGCGAGAGGCCCAGCCAAAATGCTCGGAGGAATGGGCGTGACGACGAGAGTTTCCGAACCAAGGGAAACACTCAGCGAGAGGGGGGCAGCCGTGACAACAGGGGGCACACGCACAGTTGCCGCACCCAAGCTCGTCGAGAGCGAAAGGGGGCCAGAAGTGATGCTTGGACCGCTCGAAGCGCCCAAAACCTCGACAACAGCAGCCGCTGTGTAGTTGTAAGCGGCGCTCGACGAGATCGAAACCGTTGCGCCAGAACTTACACTCGCCTGCGAGTAGACATTGCCCAGGTTGTTTGTGGCTGTGGTGTTGGATTCGAGCAGCGTGGGAGCGGGCGAGCCCGAACCAGTGACGCCAGGAGCCTGACAGCTCGCCGCCAGTCCAATGAAGGTGCTGTTGGCTCCAGCGGCCGTGATCGAGGCGCTTCCCGAGGGAGTTCCGGAGACCACAATGCTGGAATTGCCCAGCATCGAGCTTTGCGTGCCGGTGAGCCCGACGACATAGCAACAACCCGAGTCAGCATAGTTCGTCGACGACGAGATCAGGAGGGTGCCCGCACCTGGCGTATATCCGCGGAACGACCAAGCCCAGAGCGTCCCGGCCGAAGTCTGAGCCGGAACCGTATTTTGGCCAATAAGCGTGCCAGTCACGCCACCATAAGTGGCGACCGGGACGAACGAAGTACCCGTAGCCGAGAAGAAGAAAACGATCAGGCCATCTGTGCCAGTCGAGTCATAGGAATTCGATGAAGCGAGCGGATAAGCGCCCGTCCAGGGAAAATAAGCCTCACTGACGACAGAGGGTGCGGTCATTGACTCAGCCTCAATCCGTCAGAACGGCGCCGGACCAGTTGAGCGTGATGTTCTGCCCGGTGGGAGTGGCCGGAAGACCCGTCGCCGTGTCGATGTAACCGATCAGCGTCGAGGTGCTGGGCGTGCCCGTGTCGATGTAGAGGATGATCGCATCGACCTTGAGGGAACCAGAAATGGCCACCGAGGGGAACACGACAGAAGCCGCAGTGAGCGCCTGGGAAGCGACCGCCAGCGAACTGAGAGCGACAGCCGGAACGAAGATGGAGCCCGAAGCGATGTCCGACAGGTTCGCATGAGCAGCATTGTAAGTATAGTTCGTCGAACCCGACGTCACCGTGACGCCGATCGCCTTGATGGTCACCGTCGCAAGGTTGATGCCCGGCGAGAGGAGCTTGGTTCGAAAACTCGGGTAAACTGCATTAGCCATCGTTCAGTCCCTCGCGATGTAAGTGACCGAGAAGTCACCAGTGGCTGTAAGTGAAGAAAGGATGAGATCCACGGTGCCGGAATTGGTCACCGTGAAGGTCATGTCGAAGGTGCTACCGACTGCAAGCGAGGTGAAAGTCAGCGTGGTGCCGCTCAGCTCGAGTGTTGCACTCGAAATGGTCTCAAGCGTCCCATCGGACACTGAAATATCCAGGCTCGTCCCGCTTATCGTCTGCAAAAACGCATCAGCGACGCTCAACCCGAAAATCAAGTTCGGGATGATCACGCGACTGGAGTGGTTCTTCAGCGGATTGAGCTGAAGGAACGTCGCAAACGGAACGAAGGCGAGGATTCCCACGACTTAGTGAGGCGTCAGAGCGGCAACCTGTGCCTGAAGCGCTGCAACCTGCGTCTGGAGCGTCGTCACCTGGGTCGCCAGCGTGATGATCGCTTCCATATTGGTGACGACGTAGGCGATGTTCTCAAGATTGTCGTGGACACACTTCACGGTCCAGAACGCAGTGCCGATCTGCTTGTCCACAAGCGGGGCAAAGTTCGAGCCGTAGTAGTCCAGCGTGCATCGGCATCCCATTATCGCCATCCTCCTCTTCCAAATCGAAGGTTTGACTGGGAGATGCTCGAATTCACGAGATCCCGATCGACGACCTCAGTACAAAACGCCTCGTAAGTCGCCATGAACTCTTGGGACTTAGCCGTGCTGGGCACAGTATTTATATGGCTAAAGACCTTGTAGGCGATGTACGAAGTCAGCGCCCCAAGCAATACATCGGGAATCCAAATGTTTTCATCCAATTCGCCTTGAATTTTATCATGGCGTTGCTGGTAGCGAACATTGAGAACGCGACCATGGATGGGATTTGGAACCTGCAAAACGTGTGCTTGGGGCGTGAAAACCGAGAAACGCTCGCTTTCATCATTCAAAGGCAGCTCAAGAGCGTCTTCACTGTTGAAAACCGACAAAATCTTGATAATTCCGCCCGTAAAAGGCTCATCCGGCAGGTCCAGGATGTATCGGACACGCTCATTGTCTTGCCCAACTCCAGGGACGAAAGTCACGGCAAACGGTGGAATCAGGTGATAAAACGTCACCGAGTCGAACATTTGCACGAGAATGTCGTTTTCCTTCAAAACGAACCTGGAATAGAGCTTCAGCAGCGCTTCGTTGAGGTAATTGACGATCCTGGGCTGAGCAGACGCAATGATCCCGCCATTTCCCTCGGCCGAGATCGAAAGGTTCTGCAACTCGTCATACGAGAGCATTTCAAAGAGTTCAGCAAGCGTCACGATGCCTCACACAACGTAAGAGGATAAGCGATTGGTGTCCGCTTCCGGTGTGTCTTCGTCGTAAGGTCCCTCAGAAGAACTTGAAGAAGCAGTTCCTTCGGATGGTTTCCACGGCGTCAGATACCCAAGCATCGAGATCGTATCTAGGCAATCATCTTTGCCCTTCAGGCCATTCTTAGTCGCCAATTTAATCTGCTGCAAGAAATGACCCATGATCACGGTGAGTTTCATCTCCTCGGGCCACCACATGCGAGATGATTTGAACCAAGGAACGACCATATTGAACCTGGAGAGCTTATCCACGACCGGTCGAATGCCTGCTTCACCTGATTTTTCACTCGAAGCGAACGAAAACCAGATGTTCCGGTTCATCATCTCTTGTTGGAGGAGCTTAATGTAGGCCTGCTGCTGGCCAGTGACCTCGATGCCCACCTGTTGCGGGTGATATTCGCTCACAAGCCGGAACAGGTCATTGAAGGTGATGTCGATTGTCTGCCGAGCACAGACTCCATCCACCCAGAACCATTGTCCGTTGGAGTTGTAGGCCCACACAGCGATGACAGAGAAGTCCGCAGTCTGTTTTTTCGAGGTCGAGAAGTCCGTGGTGATGTAGAAGTTGAAGTTCCCCTTCATCTCAAGGAGCTTCGATCGGTTGTACCACTTGATCTCGTCGTCTTGAACGAGCCTCTCTTCGTCTGAGGTGATCCTCAGCATCAGTTCCTGGTAGAATCCAGCGAGCTTCCCCGTCTTGACCGCCATGTCATATTGATCTTTGACGTACTGGAACGTGAAACGGTCCTCCCAAGCCCCGGAGAACTCCTCCTCAGTGCAGGGAAAACGTTCACAGACCGGCCAGACATTCACATCCCATGCGCCAGACTCGACGGCTTCAATGAGAATGTCGTCTTTGGTGAAGGGAGTGCCGTTGAAGATGACTTTGCGGCGGGTCGGATCAAGAGCGTGGTTCACTCCCTTATAGACAGTGTCCTTGATGGCCTCCATCTGGACCCTGGACTTGGAGTCGTCGTCACTCACAAGGTCATCGAGCACGGCAAGAGGAGGCCGCTTCCCGAAAATCTTCGTTCCGCGGAGGCCTGTCTTGGCGCCGAACATCTTTACGCCGAGTCGATTGCCCTCTTTGGCTCGAAACTCGAGGTAGTTGTCCGTGAAGTGGGCTTCAGGGATCCAGTATTGCAGGAAAGGGCTGGATTCGTAGCGAAACTCGATGTTCTTTCGAGCGCTCTTGACGCCGTTCTCCATCGAGTCGGAGACGTAGATCATCCCCTCGATCTTCCCGAAGTTCGGCAGGTAACCATAGAAAGCCAGGAAGAGAACGAAATACTCCATGAACAGCGTCGTTTTCGCTGCTCCACGGAAACAGAGGTTCGCCACATAGGGGCTGGGCTCGACGAGCTTGTCGAGCATCTTCAAATGAACAGGGGGAGTCTTGTGGCTTTCGCCTTCGGCGCCGTTCACGAGCTTGATGAAATTCATGAAGGTGAGGGCGAACTCAGACGGCACATAGTCCGACGAATTCAGAGCCTGATAATTGACGCCATCGAGCCAAATATCGAGTTCTTGCTTGAGGAGTTCCATTATTTTGGAACCAGTGAGGGACTAGGATTCGGGGTGACATCGATCAGCTTCTGACTGGCGATCTCCCGAGGAGAAGTTCCCCCTTCGATGGCTGCCCGCTGATTTCGGGCCAGATCGGTGAGGAGCTGCCGCATCTCGGACATTCCCGAACTCTCAGCGACCGTGAAATTGATGGTGTTCGCCATCTCTTTTGGCTTCGCCAAATGGGTGAGCACCGAATTCGCAGCAGCCGTTCGAGCCACAGCCGGGAGGGTGTCGTCCTCCATGATCTCGACCTGGGTGTTGATCGCCTTCTGGTAGACGTCCTGGTTCAGGATCCAGATCGGAACGAGGCTCTGCTCCATGACAAGGTTCACGAGCTTGCCCCGGTGGAACGCTGAGACGTAAGCCGCAATGTCTTTGCCCGAAGTGCCCTTGGCCAAGAGATTGGCGTGGCGCTGGGGGAAAGTCCGGAAATAGGCATCCTGGTTCGAGTAGCCCATGTGCTTGAAGCTCACGTAGGCGACCGCGTGCAGGTAGTCTTCCGTCTTAAATTTCCCCTCTTGGAGCACCCTCGAATACGAGATGAAATTCTCGCGGATGCTCTCAGCCACCAAGGGATCTGCCGACAGGTTGTTCACCTGGTCCGTGAAAGCCTGGGTAGCGGCACTCCTCAAATTAGTGGGGAGCGCTTTTTCGATCATCTCGCGCGTGAGCATCAAGCACAGTCCGGTTCGTTGGGGGTCGTCGGCTCGACCGGCTTCAGTTCGGGGTTGTGGCGAAACTCCCCAGAATGCCCGATCGCCTTCGACCAGGTGCTCATCGAGAGCACTTCAGTCTTGCCTCCCAGATGCACGCGGATGAAGTTTCCGCAGGTGGACTTCTCGATTCGAAAGAGGGGGCCGGTGGTCTGCATCAGAGCACCACCAGCCAGTCGTCGGCCAGAATGTCCGTCTGCGACGCGAGCCAGAGAACGAGATTGTGGTCCGCCGTCTTCATGAAGATGTAGGGGAGCGTCATCTTCGAGTGAGCATCGGGAACCTGGAGTTCCAGCCACATGCCCTTTCCATTCCAGCCGGTGCGAGCGACTCGGCTGCCGAGCTTCAGGTAGGAGATCGCTTCGCCGAAACCGAGAGTCAGAGCCAGTTCGCCCTGCGTTTCCTTCACATGCTTGTTCATTCGCCACCCACCATTTGCTGAAAGATGTGAGAAAGCCGGCTCATGGCTCGGCCATAGAATTCGTCGATCGAGTAGTTGTTGGCGATGTCCGTCGTCTGGACGCCTTCCAACTTGATGTGCGTGCGACTGTCGCCTTTGAACGAGCAGCCACGACCCTCAGCATAAAGTCTGACCAGCTGGCACTTGCTTGCACCGACCGATCGCAGGATAGGCTGGGCCTCCGAGGCGAAACCAGAGTCCGAGATGATAAAAGCCCGACCTGAGGTGTTCTGCATCCGATCAAGAAGGAGTCGACCGAAGACCTCATCCCCATGAGTCGGCTTCATGTACCGCTCACTTACCTCGATGTAGGCTTCCCTCGGACTCAACCCGAGGAAGACATCGCAGGGAGTCTCTTTGACTGTCTCGAACGCATGGTGAGGAAGGTCCGGTCGTCCATAAAGAGCATGAGTGCGCTCTTTGAGTATCTCGCTGAACTTGACTTGTCGGAAACCCGGAAATTTCCGGACGACATATTCAGCGAGCGTGTCTTTCCCACTGCTGGGAGGACCATTAACAAAGACGACCGGACGCATCATCGCACTTAGCTCCGCATGTAGGCGTTGGAATGCGGGTCAACAACCAGGGGAGAAGCAGCCGCTGCCGCCTTCGCCTGTCCAACCTGGTACGGCATCCACTCGCAGTAGATCTCGCCCGGATTGGGCTTGTCTTCATCCTGCAAGAGCTTCACCGAAGTCTGATTCGAGGCGACGCCGTTCGCATCGAAGAAGGCGAGGTTCACCATCGTGTCGCTATGCACGTAGGCGATGATCGCAGCCATGGGCGCTCCGCCCGTGGGTGCAATGAGAGTGTTCTTCGGGTCCGGGTAGTACCAGACGATTCGGCCGACCGAGGGCTTGATCAAGAGATCTTCTCCGCAATCCCCGAAGCAGCATCCGTGACGGCGCCGGAAACAGCAGCGCCCGTGGCGACGACATCCGCCTGAAGAGTGTTCTGGGCCACTTTGCTGCGGCTCATGAACGCTGCCCGCAGCCGGGTCTCAGCAGTCAAGAGCTCGTCTTTGAGTCCGGCGACGATCGTGTTGTGGAAGAACGCGCCGACTGCGATCACGCAGAACAGCAGGATCACCAACATATAGAGTGCGAATTCCATCACGCTTCCCCTTCATTGAGCTCGTTCTTCAACACGAAGCCGAGCAGCGGCCAGATCTTGTTGACCGCATCAGTCTTGGCGAGACGATCGCCAATATCCTTCTGGTAGTTCGCGGGATCGGCGCAGGCGCTCTGGCCAGTCACCGTGAAACCGTTCTGAAGGACGAGCACACAGAAAGTGAGCAGCTCCAGATTCTTGGCCTTGCCCTGCATCCGGGCAGTGGTCTTTTGCGTGGCTCGAACGCCATCCGCAGCCGTGAAGAAATAACAGAAGAGGATGCTGTCCTCGACGTCCTTCAGAGTAACCCTCTTAGCAACTGCCCGCTCTTCTAACTCATCCTCAGTAATATCCATGTAAAGCATTCCCCGTTGCTTTGATATTTACCCTTTAGGGCATCTATAGCAACCGGTCAAAGAGATTTGAGACTTGACGTGAAGCCCGATTTATCCAAATATAACTTTGCGTGGCGCCTAGAGCGTGGCGAAGTACATGGCGACCCTAGCGGATAGTGGGGACATAACTTCCGCAGGCAGCGGTCTCGACCTCCTGCCAGGTAACACTCTGCCAAGGGTGTTCTTGGTTCAGAGCCTGAGCTGCCCATCTAGAAGAGACGAGGGGCCTGGCCGCTTCTCGTCTCTTTTCATTTGCACTCATTGCTAACTTATGTTGTAAGTCTGTTTCGTTGGGCACTGACACGGCGAACCTCGGCCAGGGGACAAGCCAAAGCAGCGTTGCAGCAGAGGCTGATGGACTAGCTCCGTCCCCCCAGCATGGTGGAAAGCCATGCGGTGCCTTCCTCACTTCGAAGCTTTTGAACCAGGAAGACCACCATGCGGGGCATTCTCCGCGTCATTCCCTCGGCTACCTCCCGACGCTCCCAACGACTGATGCTCTTACGCAAGGCGCCTTCGCCTTTCATGATCGAAGCATCCGTGGGTGGAGCCCCCCAACTCATCGAGACCTTCGACAGCATCCTCGAACAAGGAGAGATCCTCCCCTGTCGAGCCTATCGCTGCGCGGAACCAGGAAGGGAAAACCAACCCAACGTCTTTGCGAACCTGCTCTGGCTCCAAGCTCTCATTCGTGCCGATGGCTTCAACCGAGTCTACGACCAGCCTCAGAACCTCTCAGGCTCGGTGGCTCTCTTATTTGGAGACTCCCTCTTTATGGAGGCTCTCTCAGAGGCTCTCCCCCTTGCTTTTGCTCTCTCGTAGGTTCAGATGATTTCAGCACCCGAGCGTTTCCAGCTTCTACTCTTAAATTTAGAGAGAGAGGTAATGGGAGAGTGTGTCTGAAATGACCCCTAAAGGGCTCATATTCAGAGAAACCAAGGGGCTCCGCAGGCCCAATCAAATATCTTCCTCAAACATAGCTGCTAATAGGAGAGCCTCTCTGCAATATATGCAGGAGGGCATTGCTGATATTTCGTGGAGATAGATGAAGGCAGTGTGTTGGTTGTACACTTCCACCATCCGGACTACCCCCCCGGAGTGTCACTCAAGAGACACTGAGGGATCTCTCCGCTTCGCGGAGTGTGGAATCAAGACATGGTGTCTTTGGTTCCTACCCTGATGGAGTGTAACTCAATGGCAACTGCTCGCCTCACGTTCGGAACTGTGCTCGACACTGTCAGCACTGCTGCTACCACGGTGACTGGTGCGCTCAACGCAGTCAGCACTTCGATCGGCATGGCCAATGCCTTCGTGGAGCAAGCTGCCCTCAACCAGCAGTCTCGCATCATTGCGGACAATGAAACCTTCATTGATCGCCTCATCGAAGAGAAGGCAATGGAACAGACGGCCATTGACCTGGAGGTGGAGACGTTCATCGCCAAGTCCGAGCGTCATCGGTTCCACTACGAGCAGGCTCATGATCGGTACAGCAAGATCCTGCGCAAGCCGGACTCGGCTGCTGCCAGACTCAAGGCTGCTTGAGGCCAAGACAACAGTGGCTCACTCACCTCGCAAGGGTGGGTGAGTCCATTCATCTCGAGCGATAGGTCATGATCACGGAGTGATCATGGTCTTCGACTCAAGCGATAGGTCACTCTGTGTCTGCTCACCTGAGTGTGAGTGACTATCATGATTGCATTAGGTGTGAGTGAATGGGGATGGCTAGAGACTGAGCCTTGCATCTGTCTCGCTATCCCAGTTGACTATCATGATTCAACTCATGTCCACTCACCGAATGACTATCACGATTCATCGTGATCCTATATCCATCCGATAACCCAACATAACTTGAGGTAAGCCATGCTTGACTCACTAGCTGGGCTGCTCAGGCTTAAGCTCTGGCTTCACTGGCTGCTCATCTACATCATCGTGAACATCGTCGAGTTCATCGTGATGAAAGTATTCTGGAAATCCCTGTTTCCGGACAAGTCCGACTCTAAACATGAGTCTAATTCACAGATTTAACTTGGGAGTGACGCCAATGCGTCCATACATCTGCGGCGTCAGCTACCTGATGATCATCGTCTCACTCATCACCATCACCCTGTGCATCTGTGATGATGGAGGCAAGTCTATGGCCAAGTGCATGGAAACCAACAGCATTTCACGTTGTCACGACCTACTCATGGAGTAATCCCAATGGGCCAATACATCGATCACTTGGTGACCAAATTCAACATAACTGAAGTGGAGCATAAGCCCACTTTGGTCGAACTCTTCATCGACTGGATCACAGGCGAGCGAGAGATCCGAGCTAAGCATGAAGCTGATCGGGTGCTCAACGAGCGTATGACCAAGATCAAGCGCTATGTGCGCTTAGACTAGCGTAAGCCGTTTCTTGGATTAAGCGGAGCATGAGTCAACGCTTGTGCTTCGTTTTGTGGCTCACGCCTTCGGCGTGTGTGGGGAATGTTCCCCGGTTTGCTCATAAGGAGCTTAGTGCAATGGCAATCACCGTTTCGAAGACCTTCGGCGAGAAGTTCGCTGGAGTGAAGACGCCTTCCCAGCAGACCGACGATCGGCCCAAGGCTGAGTTCTGGATGAACATCGGCTACGTGGTCGACTACGAGACCGACGAGGGCACCGAACAGCGCTTCGTGTCGCTGCCAACGGGTATCCCGTTGGACACGCAGGAGAAACTCACCACGACCTCGAGGAACGTCAACTTCGCTGCGTTCCAGGGCGCTCGGAATGATCTGCTCGATCAGGTCATGGAAGCCTGCAAGGGCTTGGCGCCGGGCGAAGACAAGATCATCGGCGAAGCCGGTGGGCTCCAGATCCAGATCCGGCGTGCGAATGGCGAAGTGACGCCTGTCGCTCCCAGCGAAAATCCGTTCCGTCGCAAGCTCGCGCTCGTCGACTGACACAACACAGGGGGGATCCTTCGGGATCTCTCCTGTTCTTTTTTGTCTCCGATAGGTTAAAGGGCATCCCTCAACTATCTAAAAGCTAAGTTGAACTTTTCAGCTATCTTAGCGGAGATGCACCTAAAGCCTGTCGAGTCGCCATGAACCAAGGAACTAACCATGACTTGGGCGTGTACCGAGCTGGGGTGAGCCCAGCTTAAACGCAGAGAAGCGACAAAAAGCGATCTTGAGAACAGCGTCAGACCGCCTGCTAACGCACAGGCACATGAACCCAGAGGAAAGAATGTGACTTGGCGTTCCGCCGTGCCGGGGTGAGCCCGGCTAAGTGAACACTGTATGATCGCAGCACCTTCGAGAGATCTAAGTATCTCTCCAGGTCTGGAAGTCTGCGGACAGTGTACGCTCCTGATCACCATCACAGAACCTTTAGCTAGGTAATCAAGTCCACATCAGCATTAGCCCAGGTCGAAGAGCATCCTATCCACGGCAGACACGCATAGCGTAGCCATGAACGGAGTCCGGACACTGGCAAGGGCGCTTAAAAGCACCACAGATGATGGCAAAGCTGCTGAGCAACAGGGTAAACTGCTCAACTCTCATTCAATATATCCCAAAGGAGCTTTAGCATGGGACTCGGCAAATGAGCACCACCTATCAAATTCACGAGTATATCCCTTACGAGGGGGTGGCAATTACTTACGTTGAGACTATTGACGAACTCAAAGTGCATCTCAAAAGGCATTTCGCACAGGCGTGTAACTTCAACGATATTGACGTTTATGAGATCGTCCGTGAGGTCGACATTCCTGAACTCATGAAGGAGGAGCCTGGAACATGAGCACTCTCAGTAAGACAGAGCCCAACTTCTGGGACAAATACGAGGCCATGAGTGGCCCAGTAAAGATCCTGGATGAGCATGGCGCTTATCCCTCGAACCTCGATGCAGCGATCATCGAGCAGGACAAATACTTCAATCCTCAACCCGAGATCGACAGTCTCTGGGTTGCCCAGGATGGTCGACGTGTCCGGATCATGAAGATCATCGAAGGCAACGGCAAAGGCCAAGGCTGGAGAGCTAAGGTCTTCGTATTGCCTCCTCGAAAGCAGCGCCAGAAACGCTACACGTATGCCGGCGTCAGCTCTTTCAGGTCCGGATTCTACAAGTTAGAATCGTTATGAAATGCAAGCTCTGTGGAACTGAGATCCATCTCGTTCCCTCGGCCTCCGAGAGAGCTGCTCGATATGGCGGCTCTCCCCAAGATTACACCAAGCTCTTCACCGCACACAGCTTCTGCGTTGTGGCTGAGAGATCCCGACAAACCCTCGAATTCATTGAAAAAAGGAACAACCAAGATGCCGAAAAGCGTGTTCGTATTCGGAAGCAATGAAGCGGGAGTTCATGGAGCTGGCGCAGCTGCTGAAGCCTACAAGAAGCATGGAGCCCGATGGGGCTTCAGCTATGGGCACATGGGCGAAAGCTTCGCCATTCCCACCAAGGACGAGAACCTCGAAACGCTCCCAATCAAGCGGGTGCATCAGTACGTGCAGGGCTTCATCGCCTTCGCTCATGGTCACCGCAAACTCACCTTCAGGGTGACGCAGATCGGCTGTGGCCTGGCCGGCTTCAAAGCCACCGAGATCGCTCCGATGTTCATGGAGGCGCCCAAGAACTGCGAGTTCGACAGCATGTGGGCTCAGATCCTCGGCGACGGTCGGGTCTACTGGGGGAGCGTCTGATGGCTTGGAAGCCTGAAGTCGAGGTGGACGGCAAGTTCTCTCGCAATGCGCTGGTCTTCGAGACCAAGCAGGAAGCCGAGGACAATGCCAAAGCTCTCATGTGGCGTTGGACCACAGTCACTGACTCTCGTGCTGTCGAGGTCAATGAGCGAGTGAACTACAAGTGGGTCAATGGTGCTCTTGAGAGAGTGCTATGATCAAGCGCTACTGCTTCACCAGACCAGCCAAGAACGCAGCTTGGTCCTCTCGAACCGCCAAGATCGGCTCGATCAAAGGCACTCTAGCCCAGGCTATTCAGAAAGCTCTGATATTCATCACCCAGCATGGGGAAGTCACCATCGTTGATTACGATGACAATGTCATCGTTGCGATAGTAAGTCCCACTCTTCGTGTGAATTACCCCAAGACGGATTACTACACCCAAGTGAGTGTGCTCCCTTCCTTGGTTCAAGAGGTGATCAAGTCATGATCATCTCGATGTTTGCCATTCGACATATGCCTACGGGGAACTATCTCCTCATGGGCTATTGCCAGTCTGGACGTGGCAGCACGGCTTATGAGCCAGGAAAGCCAGAAGCCAACGATCTCCCTCGAGTCTTTCGGACAGCTAAAGATGCTCAGGGAGCTCTGCGCTGCTGGGTACGAGGTCGCTATCAGTCCGATGAAGGCGCCTGGAATGGGCAAATCCGTCCCGTTCCCAGTCGTGACATCAACGACATGCAAGTCGTCCCGATCACCTTGGAGCTCCCATGAGACTTCCGACCACTGAAGAAGAAGCAGCTGCCAAGCTGCTTCGTGAGGCCGGCTGGATCGTCATAGGTCCAACAGGCGTCAAGCATGGGTGCTTCTGCGATCTCTTCTCGATGAAGCCAGGCACTGAACCTGATGGGTGCGTCATAGATACGAACACTCGTTCAGATTGTGTTTATGCAAAGGATCGTCTTCACAAAGAGTCCTGCGAGTATTGGAAGCCTTATACCGAGGAGACCCTCGCGAAATATTGGAAGGACATCCAATCGTGAAAATTCTCATCTTCGGCGCCACCTGGTGCTCCAGCTGCAAGGCGCTCTGGAGAGCCATCGAAGCTGACGGCGATAGCCCTCACTTCTTCGAGTACCTCGACCTGGAGCAGAACTCAGAAGCTGCTCAGAAATATGGGGTGCGATCCCTACCCACTGTCGTCGAACCCGAGAAGGGCATCGTCGGCACTGGGATCACCACACTCCCTGCTCTGAAGCGCTGGATCTCCGACATCACTCCCTGAACCAAGGAAAGAACATGGCCTCCGCAGAACCTGACAAACTCACATTCTTGCACGAAGACAATGGGTTCTGTCGTGTCATGTTCTATCGGACCTTCGAAGGTAACCGATTCTATTACTGCTGGATGGAAGAGGCCAAAGGCACCTTCGAATTCTATCGATGCTCCAGCGACGGCGAACCTTCCCACAAGGTCACCGGCTGGGCCGGAGTGCCGGCCAAGGACCAGACTCCCAAAAATCCTGGCCAGACTCAGACTGGCCGAGACCTGAACGCTTTCCTCAAACTTTAGAGAGAGAAACCATGGACACCGAGATGCAGTGCGAAGAGTTGGAGGTTGCTCCGACTGACACGCAGAAGACGCTGGTGGCTCATCAGATCGAGCTTGAGCGCCTCTATTCCAAGAACCAGACGATCCCTCGCATCAAGGCTGAGTTTCAGAACTGCGAGGAAGCCAATTTCACGGATTTCCTGATCTCGTCGGAGATCCCCGTGAGCTTTGGTTTGGACCTGCTGGTTCAGATGGCTCTTCACAAGAGAGCCAACATCCAGACCCTGGTGGGACTCTTGTACCACCACTTCAATGACGCCCAAGTCGTCGCTGATATGCTGCTCAAGGCTGTGCTGGCAGATCTCGTCGACTGGGAGCCGACCCTCAAGATCTTCGTGGTCAAGTTCGAGATCAGTCCCGAGGTCCAAGAGGACATCGATCGCTTCCAGTACCCTCTTCCCATGGTCGTCGAGCCCAAGCCGATCACCAAGAACAGGGACACTGGATATTTCCTGAACCAAGGAAGCGTGATCCTGCGCAACAACCACCATGAAGATGATGTCTGTCTCGATCACCTGAACCGAATGAACGAGATCCGGTTCACAGTGAACGCTGACACGGCGCTCATGGTGAAGAACAAGTGGCGGCATCTCGACAAACCTAAAGAGGGTGAAACTCGAGATGACTTTGAGCGTCGAAAGAAGGCATTCAATAAGTACGATCGCACTGCGAAGCACGTAATGGCTTTGCTCATGCAGCACAGCGATCACTTCCACCTCACCCACAAGTATGACAAGCGTGGGCGAGTGTACTGCCAAGGTTATCACGTCAATTACCAGGGAACTCCCTGGAACAAAGCCGTGGTAGAGTTCGCAGATAAGGAGCTTATTGAATGAAGAAGCCCGGCAAAAAGCGCAACTATAAGCAGGCGACCAAGTTCGAGGACTCTGCGAAGGAGGTCAAGCAGCGTGAAGAGCGTAACAAAGCGCGCTATGATGTGGCGCACCACTTGCACACCGCAATCAAGGGCTCCCTTAAAGGCAAGGACGTGGATCACAGAGATCCGCTCCGGCATCACGGTTCGAACGCCCCAAGCAACTGGGACCTCCGTTCGATCCACGCCAACCGAGGCGACAACAAGTCGTAAGTAGTCACTCGTTCGATAGAATGTAACGAGCGCTTCGTCCAGCAAACCAACACACAAAAGAGACCCCGGTAAAGCCAGCGATTACTATCGCATTCATGCCGTAGTCCTCGTTATACGTCAGCACAAAAAACAGAGTTATTAGAAATCCTCCTGCTGAGACGCAGCCGAGGACGTACAGAACTCTGCCTAATCTTTTGATCATCATCCCCTCACAACCTTAAGGAGCGTACCATGCAAAGGTTCACAGGTCGTCAATATCTACAGATCGACATTGCGAATAACTTCGGGCTCGACAAACGCACTTGGGCTGAGCGTCTCGCCTGGTTCGAAGAGCACCAAGACCATCTCCACGAGATGCTCCACCAGGCTGAAGAGCCTGCTCTCTTCTACGCCGGCGTCAAAGCCTACGAGAGCGTCCTGGCTGGAGAGCCCATCGGCTATGCGATCTCGCTCGATGCCACCAGCTCTGGATTGCAGCTGCTGGCTGCTCTCACCGGAGACAGGAGCGCAGCTGAGCTGTGCAATGTGGTGAAGCCGAACCAGGGAAATGACAAGCGCTCTGACGCCTACACACTCGTCTACGAGGACATGATCTCGCAGCTCGGTGAGAGCGCCAAGATCAAACGCGAAGACACCAAGCGAGCGATTATGACGGCTCTCTATGGGTCTGTCGCTGTGCCCAAGGAAGTCTTCGGCGAAGGCAAGCTGCTCGTCACTTTCCTCGACACCATGAAGCGGCTTGCGCCGGCTGCATGGGAACTGAACGAGACCTTCCTCGAGATCTGGGACGGCGAAGCCCTCAGCAATGACTGGGTGCTTCCCGACAATTTCCACGTACACATCAAAGTCATGGCTCAGGCCAGCGAAGTCGTGAACTTCCTGAACGAGCCGTTCGACATCACCCGCAAGATCAACGCTCCGACCAAAGAGGGAAGATCTCTCGGCGCCAACACCATCCACTCGATCGACGGAATGATCGTTCGGGAGATCAGCAGGCGCTGCGATTACGATCCCAACTGGATCGAGCTGCTCAAAGAGATCCTGGCTGATGAAGTGGAATCGCACTTCGGCACGCCAGAGTTCAGCAAAGAGGCTCATCGCATGGTGGGCATCCTCTGGAAGCTCTTCCAGAAGAGCGGCTATCTCTCGGCGAGAATCCTGGACTACCTCGACAGCGACACCATCGTTTTCGTGGACCGAGCCGAGATCTCCAAGCTGATCGACAGCCTTCCGAAGCGTCCCTTCAAGGTTATGTCTATTCACGATTGCTTCCGATGTCTCCCTCACTACGGGGACGATCTGCGGCAACAGTACAACATGCAGCTATATTTGATTGCAAAGAGCGATCTTTTGAGCTTCGTGTTGAGCCAACTGGTAAATCGCGAAGTCCAGGTGGGCAAGCTCGATCCCACACTGGCTCAGGACATATTGGAGAGCAACTATGCGCTATCTTAGAAGGCGCCTCTGGGAGATCTATTACGATCTCTCGCTCTGGTGGGTTCGAACGACTTGCTCTCACGCAGAGATCCCGTTCGGTCATTATCCCAGCTACGTCTGCAAGAAGTGCGGAAAGCTGAGGTGTGAGTAATGGCTGGCACCCACTCTCCTAAAGACATCATCAAGATGAATGCAGCCTACGGGCTGTATTACACCTATAGAAACTCAGGTCGATCTGGCTGGTACATCCACTGTAAATGTGGAGCGTCTCAGACTATCGGTCGACCGATCAACTGCATTCCCGAACATCTTGTCCCGGCCTTCAAACGTGAAGGCTGGGACATTTCTTTGAAATACCCTCCAGTCTGCGCCCAGTGCCAGAAAGGTGAACGCAAAGTGACTTCAACCTCAGTCGCTCCCAATCCAAAGATTGCCCGACAGATCTATGCTTCGCTCGATGATCACTTCAACGAGAAGAAGCGGGTCTACAACTCTGGCTGGTCCGACGCCAAGATCGCCAAAGAGCTGGATGTCTCGGTCTCGGTCGTCACTGCGATCCGCAAGGAAGCGTATGGCGAGCTCGCTGAAGATCCGGCGATCACAGCCTTCAAGGAAGACATCGAGCTTCTGAAGCTGGAATTCGCAGATCAGTTCGCCAAGCTCTCGTCGTCCTTCATGGCTCGATTGAGCACTCTGGAAAGCCAGATCCCCAAAACGGGTGTGGCGAAGTGAGCACGAGCTTTCGAGCCACTACCCGAGACGTCGGCCTGGCTATTCGAGATCTTCTCGAAGGTCAGTGGATCAGCGTCCTCATCAAAGACGTCGAGCACCAGGCTGCTCGCAAGGTCCACTTCGTCGACGTCAGCGACGCCAACAATCCCGTCTTTCACCTCGACAATGGACAGCAGTTCATTCTCCGGATCATCGCCAGTGAAAAAGCGAACAAGGCCATGTTGCCCAAAGTGTAGTTGCACCGACATCAGTCGAGATGCAACAACACGGTACGATCCTTATCGACGTACATGGGTGATCTCCGACTTTCTCGGAGATTATACTTGCGACAATTGTGGGGAAGAATTCGACACCCCACAACGACTGCCAGTTATCATCAACATTGATGGTGATATTCTGGACCAACCAATGGAGCCAGAGATTTGAACACCCACACGATGCGTCTCTACCTTACCTGGTTCATGACCATGGCCATCGTCGCACTCCTCGGAGTGTGTCTCACTGTCTGGTTCACGCCACCGGCGAAGGCTCAGGACGCAGCCATAGGCGACTCGATTGCAGTGGGTACGGGACATGCTCTGCGTGTCTCGACCTACGCCAAGACCAGCATGGGTTCGTGCTGGATCCTGGCTCACATGCCTCGAACTCAGTTCGACCGGGTGGTGATCAGCGCCGGCATCAATGACGCTCCTGGTCCCTGTGTGGGCAAGATCCTGGCGACAGTGAAAGCCCGGATCAAGGTCGTGATCCTGCCGGCTCCGATCAACTCAGCTCGGGCCAGCGTCTTCAGGCTGGCCCAGCAAGCTGGCGCTTTCCCCATCAGCTACTCCTGCAAGGGCGGCTGCACGAAGCACAACTTTCACCCAGGCTCTTACGGAGCCGTGGCTACCTCTGTTCGAGCAATCTGGAAATGAACCTCTCACCCTCAACAGTAAAGCGTCTCTATGACTCGCTCATCGACACGGTTGCGATGCTCGAAGCCCACACAGATCCGAAACGACGGACTGACCCAAGCACGTTTGGGCAGAGTCTTTCGACCCTCCGCACAGCTCGTCTCGCCATCCAGACTGCGAAGCTCGAAAACCATGACTTCTCCGGTCGGGAACCAATGAAGTGAGAGCTCTCCTCGATCGGTTTCACTGGAAGCTCTTCATGTGGAAGGTTCATCCTCCGCGGTTCTCCGATCTAGGTCGCTGGATGGACGATTTCTTCGTTCGTCTCAGCGGCAAACGTCACTACGAGTGGCGCATTCAGATGTACGGAGACGACTTCGAAGGGTCGTCCGAGCAGCAATACCAGCTCTACACCTTCAAAGGCTTCTCCAAGTGGAAGCCGACCGGTGTCGTTCGAGTCTGGAAGCATCTCAAACCCACGAACACGCAGACTGTCGTCTACCTGTTTGGCAACAACGCCTATGCAACTCCACAAGCGGCAGTCGCCGACTACGAGGAATCTCTCAATGTCCAAGTGGGTAGTCTGGTCAAAGGGGCTTAAAGGCCCTGAGATCTCCGTTCAGCACCACGGCAACGCCGGCAAGCTGACCAAGGACGAAAAGAACCGAGCTCTCGCAGAGCCGATTATGATCGACCCTGAGCACGAGGACTACTGTCTCTCGGCTCTGGCTGTGATCTATCCTGCCCCACTGGTTCGGGAAACCTGATCTTTTTCTTGAAATAAGGGTATCTTGGGTGAAGGGTGAAATCCCAAGGAGATCCTTTCGTGAGTACCCAAGAAGACCGGCTCGAAATCACCACGATCAGCAGCACGGGGATCACCCCTGAACAGGTCGAAGCCGAAGCCAAACGCTTTGCCATGCGAACAGGCGGCATCTTGCTGATGGCCATGGCCGAACGGGGCCTCACCGAGGACCAACTCGCTGGTATGCTCCAGGTGAACAAGCGTCAGATCCGTGGCCAGCTGATGGGCGAGCACTGGAGGAGCTATCTCCCGATGGCTGCTCTGTGCCTGGCTCTCGGGATCAAAATGGATCTGCGAACACAACAGAATTAGGGGAAAACAGTCTGATCAACTGGAGAATTTGGCGGACCGGATGGGAGCCAGATTCACCCTTAGTCAGCACCCGAGCATGTGCCGTCCCTAACAGGACGCGAAACTAAAAGGCTCCGTGTTACCCACGTAAGTGCAGCAGTCAGCCTGTGGATAGTCTGGAAGTAAACTCTACAGATCAATTTAAACTGGCAGGAGCAGACCCCAGCGGGACGGGGGACGACATATAGCAAGTCAAGTCAGACCATCAATCTGGATGCCTTGTAAACTGTCGTAAACGGAGTGGCGGGTAGGGCTGATAACCCGAAGTGTCCACACCGGCCAGTAAAAATTGGGACCAGGGAATGAACGCCCCTGAAGGGATGTTGCTGAGAAAACTCGTTAAAGCGTCATAAGCAACCCTCTGCCCAATGATGGGCCTGCCAGCACAAGATGGCAGGCCCATTACTTTTCAAGAATCTCGATGCTGATCGACTACCTATCTACGGAAGGATTGTCGATCACCTAGAGATGTCCCCGACGGATGTGACGCTAAACCCCGTGACGGACTGGATAGTACAGTCAGTGCGGTCTCTACTCATATGACCGATCAGGCCCGTTGCTCGAAAGAGCAGCGGGCTTTTTTCATTTCTGAACCAGGAAGAAGAGCGCCAAGTGTCTGAAACTCTCCAGATCTACCGTTGCACACCTCGGCAGGTCCGAGAATACATCATCGACATCTTCGAAGCTGACCTCGTTCCCAACGTGATCTCTTCGCCAGGCATGGGCAAGTCCACCATCCATCGCCAGGTCTGCAATGAGCTGGATCTGATGATGATCGATCATCGAATTTCCACCTCAGAGTCCACCGATTTCACTGGGCTGCCCCAGTACACGGCTGACGGCTATGCCCGTTATGCGCCGTTCCGGGAGATCTTCCCGCTCGAAGGCACACCCATGCCCAGGGATCTCAAAGGCCGGCTCATGCAGGGCTGGTGCATCTTCTTCGACGAGCACAACGCTGCTCCGAAGCAAGTCCAGGCTGCGAGCTACAAGGTCGTGCTCGACAAGATGATCGGCCAGCACAAGCTCCATGAGCGTGTGGTTCTGTCCATGGCCGGCAACCTCGTCACCGACCGAGCCATCGTGAACCTCGCCGGCACTGCCATGCAGTCCCGAGTGATCACGCTTGAGATGGAGGTCAATTACCGAGAGTGGCTCGAAGACGTCGCTCTCAAGGAGAACTACGATCCTCGGATCATTGCGTTCCTGAGCCAGTACAACTCCAAGCTCATGGACTTCCGTCCTGACCACAACGACAAGACCTTCTGCTGCCCTCGGACCTGGGAGTTCATGAACAGGCTCATATCGGGCAAGGAAGTCAAAGACTCCAAGACGGCAATGTATGCCGGCACGATCTCATCGGGAGTCGCTGTCGAATTCGTGAACTTCACGAAGATCTACAAGGAACTTATCAACGTTCGAGAGATCCTCGCTGATCCTGAGTCCTGCCGGATGCCCACCGAGAACGGCATTCGCTGGGCAACCATCGCTCATATGATGGAAGTGGTCACCGAGGAGAACTTTGGCGGCCTGTCGGACTATGCCAACCGGTTCTCGATGGACTTTCGTGTGCTCTTCTTCAGGTCAACGATGGTTCGACACCCGGAACTGCGTCAACACCCGGCCTTCTCCAAGGCCATGATCCAACTCACGCGATATTTGAGCGACTGACACCATGAATGATCCCGGCAAAGTCGTCACTGACTACAGCGATCTCGATGTGAACTTCCTCACAAGGGAGCTTGATCGAGCCAAGAGCCAGCTGTTCAGCCACAAGTATGCGGCCTTCTATGGGCCGCTGCTGTGCTCGCTGAACTTCTTCTGGACTCCAGACATGCGGACAGCCGCTACAGACGGCGTGAACCTCATGTGGAACCCTTATTGGTTCCTCAAACTTTCCCCGAAGTCCAGAGTCACCGTGCTCTTTCACGAAATCAAGCATCCTGCGCTGCTTCACTTTCACCGACAGGGGGAGAGAAACGCCAAGATCTGGAATTACGCCACCGACATCAAGATCAACAACGAACTCGAGGACGACGGCTTTTCATTCGAAGAGCTCAAATGGTGTTGGAAGGACCAGACCTATCGGGGCATGGTGGAAGAGGACATCTACGATGCCCTCATCACTGCCGGCACAGCGCCTCAGCATGGCGCTTGGGGACAGTTCCATCCTCAAGCCGGCTCGTCCACGACCGATCCTCAAGGACAAGGCCAGAGCCAATTCCCGGATGACGGCACCGATATGTTCCCCAACGGACCCATGTCGAAGGAGGACATGGCCCAGGCCGTGAACAACGCCATCATGGCTCAGCAGCAGGCCAAACTCGCTGGAGCTGGGCAAATGCCAGGTGACATCGAAGCCCTGCTCACACAGTTCCTGGCTCCAATCGTGCCCTGGGAGCAGTACCTGCATCGCTTCATGCAGGAGCTCGCAGAGAACGGCTTCACTTGGAGCAGGCCAAACCGGAGGTTTGCCGACATCTATCTGCCCTCTCGCTACGAGGACGAAGGGGCTCTCGATCACCTGATCTATTTCGAGGACACGTCTGGTTCGATCTCGGACAAGGATGCGCTGCGTTTCAACAGCGAATTTAAGTACGTGAAGGACCATTACAAGCCCAAGAAAATGACCCTCGTTCAGTTCGACACGATCATCCAAAGTGAGCAGGTCTACACCGAGGAGGATCCTTTCGATCAGGTCATGATCAAAGGTCGGGGCGGCACAGATCTCACGCCTGTTCGTGAGTATATCTTGAAGCACCGGCCCACTGCGGCCATCGTGTTCTCAGATATGCAGTGTGCTCCGATGGAGCCTTTGGGCTTCGAAATCCCCATTCTTTGGGTTGTCATCAGTAATCGAGGCGCTAAGGTGCCCTTCGGACAAGTCATCCACATTCGATAGGGAACTCATGGCCGTCAACGGTAAGACTATGTTGGAGCTCGCTCCGATCAAAGACATGCTGACTTCGAAGCAATACGCTCACGGAGTCAGCTATGGTTTCAGCGAAGCGGGCTACGACATTCGCATCAAGCAGAAGATCGTCTTGGATGCGTGCCATAAATTCTCGATTGCCTCGGCAATCGAAAAGTTCGACATGCCCAACACTCTCATGGGCATAGTCCACGATAAATCCACCTGGGCTCGTCGTGGGCTCTCGGTCTTCAACACAGTGATCGAGCCGGGCTGGAAAGGTTTTCTGACCCTGGAGCTCGTCTACCACGGTCCCGGAGATCTGGTTATCCCTGCTGGTTCAGGCATCGCCCAAGTCATCTTCCACCTGGTCACCGACCCGGTTGCTTACGATGGACGGTATCAGAACCAAGCAGATGAACCCGTAGCCGCTATTTCTGCTTAAACTTACATTGAAGTTGTACATAGCCTATTGCCATTCATCTTGAGTGTGTCATAGGCTTTTCCTCGTTGAGATCTCACAACGAATAGGACAACGAATATGGCGAAGAGCGGCAGCAAGATGAGCGGCGGCGGCAAGACTCCCCCGAGCGCGACGAAGAGCGGCAGTCAGAAGCCGGCCAACAAGGGTTCGCGAGCGATCGGCGCCGTCAGCGGCACGGCCGGCAAGAAGTGGTGAGCTAACGCTCCCCAAAACTCCCACAGTTTTTCTTAGAGGCAGCCAGTTTGGCTGCCTTTTTCTTTTCAGCAGAGGAGGCACAAATGGAAATGTTCTCAGACGTTTACATCACCTATACGAACTGCCGCGGCGAGACTTCTCGCCGGCATATCCGGCCCCTGCATTGGTTCATCGGGTCCAACGAGTGGCATCCCAAGTGGCTGCTCGAAGCCGAGGATCTCGACAAGAAAGAGATCCGCTATTTCGCCATGACCGGCATCACCAAGTGGGAGGAAATCCATTGATGCAGCTCGACAAGCTCTGGGAGCTGGAGATCGGCGAGTGGATGCACGCTTGCTTTCACGGCGTCTCCGATCCCGAGACCGGCAAAGATCTCAACATCGTGAACGACCCGGACGAGCGTAATCATCGCTTCCTTGAAGAGGCGCTTGAGCTTGTCCAGGCCTGCGGCTGCACTCGCTACGACGCCCATGCTCTTGTTGATTACGTGTTCGGTCGACCAGTCGGCGAGAAATTCCAGGAAGTCGGCGGCGTCATGGTCACGCTGACTGCACTTTGCAACGCGCACAGGATCAGCATCGTCAAGGCAGCCTTGGCTGAGCTTCGCCGGATCTGGACGAAAGTCGAGCAGATTCGAGCCAAGCAAAAAACAAAGCCCCAGCTTCGCTTCCAGAAAAAAGAAATCAGCCAGATCGGCGAACTTTATCGCCGAATCGCTCACCTCGAAAGGCAGCGAGACGACCTCCACAAGCACAACAATGAACTTCGGGATCGAGCCATGAAGGCTGAAGATCGCCACCGGAGGTTCATTCAGTCCTTCAAAGATACCACCGCAGCGGACTTGCTATGACCACCATCAGCGCCAAATCGATCCTCGCTTCGAGGCACGCCCTCGACCACAACATCGTCGGCCACACGATCCTGTGTCGCTACCCTCGGCCTATCCATGCCGAGGTGCTGACGCACAAGGTGTTCTCTCGGAACGCAGGCTCCAGCCGTGCCCTTCCGGTAAAACGTCTGATCCAGGACGTGATCAATGATCCCTTCGTGCCTCTTTATTGGGGTGCGAACCAGAAAGGAATGCAGGCGGGCGAAGAGATCAACACCCAGGTTTGGGTGTCTGACCAGATACAGCCTAAACGCAGTCGTACTCGCAGCCTCACCCGTGAACAAGCCTGGGAACGGGCTATGTGGCTTGCCATCGATATGGCTGAAGCCTTCGATGCGGCCGGCTACCACAAGCAGATCGTGAACAGGCTTTTGGAGCCCTTCAGCCACATCACCGTGCTGATCACGAGCACCCAATGGTCGAACTTCCTGGCTCTTAGGGACCATCCGGACGCCGAACCGCATATCCAGATTCTCGCTCGCGAGATCCGAAAAGCGATCGAAGGCGCTGATGTTCGAACTCTTCAGCCCGGTCAGTGGCATCTGCCATTTATCACAGATGAGGATCGTGCCGACCTTGCCGGGTTCTACAATCCAGACGAGGAAGCCTATCAAGAAGGTCTAAGAAAGCTCTCTGTCGCTCGATGTGCGTCGACCTCGTACAAAACCGTCGAGGGCTTCGACATGACTTTGGAGAGGGCCTTGGCGATCTACGACAAGCTCCGGACGGCCGACATCCTTCATGCTTCGCCGTTCGAGCATCAGTTCCAAATGGACGAGCCCGGCTCAGGTTTTCACGGTAAGTGGCTGAATGAACACCTGGGTGGAAACCTTGGCCCTGGGGTTATCCAACTTAGGAAGACACTCCCGAACGAGTGCCTCTAGGTTCCTTTAATTTGACCTGATTCGCTTCTTGTTTCATGATTCCTTTTAGAGGATAAAATTGTGGAACAAGGTCGATGAGCGTGCGAGTTCCGATTGACGAGATCGCAGAAAGGCTGTGTGTCAGCCGGCGTGCTATCTACAATATGGCTGCTCTGGGGGACATCCCTGGAGCGGCCAAGTTCGGAAGGCACTGGACATTCGACAAAGCGAAGTTCGAGCGCTGGATCCTCGACCGTGAGAAATTATGCCACGAGCAGGGACTTCTTCGAAGGGCGATGAGAAAAACCTCTACCAGCGAAATGGCGTCTGGTGGCTCAAAGCGTATATCGACAATGTCGAGTACCGAGAAAGTCTTAGAACGAACAATCTCCGAGATGCTCGGCAAAGACGGGACAAGCGGATCAAGGCGCTCCAGGACGCCGCACGCTTCAACATCCACCAACACACATGGGATGAGGCGGTAGCCTCATGGTGGGCTCACGCCAAAGCTGACCTCAGTCCCCAGACGGCCAAACGGTATGGCGTCAGCTTCAAGCAGTGCTTACCCTTCCTGCAAGGCAAAGACATAGAGGCCATCGACGGCTCGACGATCAGCGCCATAATGGCTTCCCGTAGAGCTGCTGGCGTCAAGCCGGCCACGATTCGCAGAGACCTGACGGCGATCTCCCGTGTCCTAGAATTCGCCGAGGGCGAGGGCTGGCGAGAGGGCAATCCCACACTCAGCAAGCGACGAACGATCAAAGAGCGCCGAGATCCGATCGTGCTTCCCAAACCCGATGAGGTCGAGGAAATGATCGAGGCTTGCTCCTCCCATTTTGCCTCCCTGGTTCGCGGAGCCTGGTACACTGGCTGTCGTCAAGGAGAGCTGGTCAATGCCAAGTGGCGAGACTTCAACGAAGCCGCTGGGACACTCGAAGTCACTGGCAAGGGCAACAAGCGAAGGGTCTTCACCCTCTCGGATCGAGCCCTGGAGCTCTTCAAGAGCCAGAAAGCCAAGAGGCTCTCAGCCACCCATCCGATTTTTCCCGCTGAAAGTGGAGAAGCGTTTGCCGAAGCGGCGTCCGACTACACACACTTTAGGCGTAGAAAGCTTCTCGATGCAGAGAAGGCCGGACAGTCGTTTCGACGCTTCCGTTTTCACGATTTGCGTCATCTATTCGCCGTGGAGTATCTACGGGGAGAGAGAGCCAGCATCTATCGGCTCTCAAAAACCCTCGGTCATACGAGCGTCAAGACAACGGAGATCTATCTCGAGTTCCTGACCCCGGAGGAAGCCGAAAGGGTCAAGGAGTGAGAGCAGCACAAGAACCAGCACAATCATACGGCTTCAGCAGGTATGTTATAGGACTAAGTAGCTGAAGTCATTGAGTTAGGAAGGATGGCCGAGTGGTTTAAGGCAGCGGTCTTGAAAACCCATTCCGGCTTCTTCCAACAAAATTTAAGAAATCCGATTTTAGTAATCATTTCAATGCGCTACCTACAAGATATACTGCGCATTTAGGGTCCTGTCAGACTCCTTTAAGGTACACAAACCAGCACAGCAAACAGCACAATTTGTTCCCTCTATGTTTTCTTAGGGGAACGGATTCGCGCTGGTTTTCGCTTGTCATTTGTTTTCTGACTAGCAGAAACAACGAATGACTATTAGTTCTCCAAAACTGAACCAAGGAACGAAACCATGCAGGTCACTCACGCTGCCGACCACATCACCCACGCAGTCATCGGAGGCGCCAAGACCATCGAGTTCGGGATCTCCAACGACGCAGCGTTCTTTCAGATCCTGAGCAGCTCGCTCTATTCGAACCAGCGCCTGGCTGTCGCTCGTGAGGTGCTCTGCAACGCCTGGGATGCTCATATCCGGGCCGGAATCACCGATCGACCGGTCAAAGTCGAGGTCACCGACGAGAAGATCGTCGTCCGGGACTACGCTTTCGGCATTGCTCCCGACATGATGGGGCCTCTCTACGGCACCTATGGCGGCTCCGACAAGAAGAACAACGGCACGGAAACGGGCGGTTTCGGTCTGGGCTGCAAGAGCCCCTTCGCCTACGGCGATCACTTCGAGGTCGTCTCGTACCACTGCGGGACGAAGACGATCTACAACCTCTCGAAGAGCTCGGCCGACAAGTTCGGCAAGCCAGGCATCACCCCGATTGTCTCCATTCCCACGCAGGAAACGGGCCTTCAGGTCACCATTCCTCTGAAGACCCGCGGTGATCGTGGAGTCTTCGAACATCACTTCAGCAGTGTCGCCTTCAACGGCGAGATGAACGTGCTGATCAACGGCCAGCAGGCGCCCAACATCCCGCTCTCCAAGGCCCAGGGCAACTGGCTGCTCGCCACAGAAGGCATCGGAGACCTTCATGGGATCCGGATCTATGTGCGCTATGGCAACGTCATCTATCCCGTGCCCCAGCATGAAGAGATTCGTTCGCTCTATGGGCAAGTCATCTCCTTCCTGAACTTGTTTTCAGGGCGGTATGAAGCTGAGGCCTACAAGATCGTGTTCCAGGCGAAGCCGGACACAATCTCGGTCACCCCATCTCGTGAGTCCCTGTCCATGCAGGAACACACGATCAAAGCGATCCGAGAGATCTTTCAGGATTTCTTGAGTGAACAGCTCAGCGTTCAGATCGCCAAAGAGGCTGAAGGACTTCTGCTGACCCAGATCGAGTACGCCAAGGAGCAGCGTCTCATCGGTGAACTGATGTCTCCGTTGAAGAACCTGCCCGGTCTGAAGAACAAACAGACCGACGACATCAAGTTCCTCGGCAATATCCAGGATCTGACGGCGCAATACACCCGTCGAAACTATCCGGGAACGAGCAGTTTCTATCGGAAGGACATGGGACTTCGGATCGATACCGCTATCGAGCTCGGAGTGGGTGATCGTGGCACGCTGAACCAAGTGAAGCACCGCCTCACCACAGATCTCCCCAAAAAGAGGCCTGTTCGGGTGGATGCCAAAGGTCATCCGCACTACATCGCTCCGCTCAGTGCCCATTCCTGGTTCAAAAAGCGAGTTCTTCGTCCCCTTTATCGGGACTTAGAGGCCAGTCCAGTGATGGATCGGCAGAGACTCTACATTGGGGATGAGAATTCCTATGTAGTGGGCCACCTCGCTCCGCCTCACAGCTTGCGCTACAAAGAATATGGAGACTATCTCTCCATTCTGCGCAAGGTTGTGGTGCTCACTTATGCCAAGAAGGACATTTGGCATAAGGTCCGGTATGACCGAGAAGTGCTGACCCACGGTTCATCCAGTGGTGTCTGGCTCTACCACGCTCCTCTTTCGAGGACGAAGATCAATGAGATCCGAAAGTTCTTCACTGATCGGAACTTCATCGTGGTCGACTGGACCTCGGAAGTTAACTGGGCAAAGCATAAGACCTACAAAGCTCCAGTCGTTACCGATGAAGTTCGGCTTCCCAAGCCCAAGCTTGAAGGTTTCCCTGCTCTCAACGGCGTTCATGTGCCGAACAGGCAGACTCGGGTCGACAACTGCTTCCGAGAAGGTGCTCCTCGGGTAGACAATCCTCTCTTTTATATTCGAGTGATCTACTCGAAGGCAGAGATCCGGGGGTTCGACCTCAATCAGTTCGAGACAAGTGCAGCGAACATCATCGTCAAGCTCTTCGGAGATGTGTGCGCTGTTGTTCGAACTGAACCTCAAGAGAAGAAATTCAAGGAACAAGGTCTAATGGAGCTCACTGACTATGTGGTGAACTACGTCTGCAACGAAGTCACCACGTCTCCGTCGCTCCAGGCCTATTGGCCTGAGTGCGTCAATCGAGACGTCATCAACAAATCAAACGGCACAGTAGCAAATCAGTTGCTGTCGGCTCTATTCGACATCGAAGAAGTACGAGCAGCTTTTGGGCTCAAGTCTGTCCTGAACAGCCATGATCTGATGGTGCTTTCGCTTTGGCGTTATCTTGTAGAGACGGGTGTCTACAGCCACAAAATAAAGGATAACCCTGCGTTTATTGCGGCTGAACGTCATGTAAAGTCTCAGCCGTTTTCGAGGATCATCACTGATACTCGAAATAACGCCAATTCGAACGCTTTCGTCGATTTGCTGAACTTCACAAAGCTTCAGCAGATCCTGCGGAACCCGTCCGCAAAGGCTGACGGCAGTCTCGATCGGATTGCCAAGCTCACACATGCCCTTCTGGGCTGAAGGACCCTCAATGGAACTGAAAACCAACATCATCAGGGTGATTGCTGCTGTCGTCGATCAGCAGCAGCTCACTCTATATAAGGAGACGGGTGAGACCGTGGTCATCCTCCAGGGTGACCCTCGGCTCGCCACGATCATCAAGACGATCACGCCTGTGCTGGCTACCGGCAATGGCGCTATCGCTGAAGTGGACATCGGCACCGGCAAGCTCGAAAACCCCTATTCGGAGTTCGAGAACCTGTTCGGCAAGGCGATCCAGTTCTTCAAGCTGGATCGTGGCAAGCTCGCTGGCCTCCTGAACACAGCTGTCGCCGTGATCAGCGAAGCTCTGGCCGAGCCTTTGCCTGCGGCGGCAAGTGTCGCCATGCCCATGAGCCTGGGCCAGGTGCCCAAGGTCGGAAGCGGGTATCCGCTCAATCCTGGGCATTCGATCTTTGCCGAGCGGACGCCTGTCCATCAGCCTCTCGTGGTCGAAGAAGACGACCAGGAAGAGAACGAAGCGTCAACAAAGGCAGCACATCTCCTCAAAGTTACTGAGGAGATCATCGCCCATGCGCAGCCGGTCAGTCATCCGGAGTTCGACGACAAGGACGTCGGAAGCAACAATACCATCGTGGCTGTCGTGGGCGGCAAGGTCGTCGGCGACATCGAGAAGCTCAAGCCGCAGATCGCCAGAGCTGTGCAGACCAACTCGGCCAAGGGGCTTCAGAGCTTCATGACCCGAGTGGCGGCCGTCGCCGACAAACGTCGGCACTCGGTCGAGGATCTGCTGAAGTTCCTCGAACGGGGGGATCTCCCGATCGCCGAGGATGGCTCGATCATCATCTACAAGGTGCTGAGGTTCAAGGATCAAACCAAGGGCACCTACGTGGATTGTCACAGCGGCAAAGTGACTCAGCGTGTCGGCTCCTACGTCACCATGAATGAGGCTATGGTCGATCCGAACCGCAGGAACGAGTGCTCCTATGGCCTCCATGTCGCTCGTCGAGCCTACGTCGGCGGCTTCAGTGGAGACGTCTGCGTTCTGGCGAAGGTCCATCCGGAGGATGTGATCGCCGTCCCGGACCACGACGCCAACAAGATGAGGGTGTGCGGCTACCACATTCTCTTTGAGTTGTCGGACGAAGCTTTCCAAAAGCTCAAATACAACAAGCCGTTCACCGACAATGGGGAAGCTCAGCTCCTCCTGGGTCGAGCTCTCGCCGGCGACCACGATCAGCCGATCGAGGTCGTCAAGATCACTGGCCAGAAGGGCGAAGGCGTCCAGATCTTGCCTGTGATCGAGGGCAAGCTGTCCAAGAAAGCGATCCCGGCTCAGCCTGCGACCAAGGCCGAGGTCAAACCGACCGAGGCTCTGGCGGACGAGACCAGCGGTATCGATCTCAGCGCTCCCAAGGTCGATCCGAAGAAGGTGAACGCCGAGGTCAAGGCCGCCAAAGCGGAGGCCGAATCACGTCGGGACAAAGCCCAGCGCCTCTACAAAGCCTTCAAGACTACCAGAAATGGTAATGGACAAAAGGCTGCGGCTCAAGAACTCGCCGAGCACAAGAAGGCAACGAAGCTCGGATGGGAAGCTTTGGGTATCCCAGAGTCAGCTGTGAAAGCGATTCTCCAGCAGCTGAGCTAAAACATATATCGATTACGACAAGTTCGTGACGAATTGGAGGACAGATGAGAGGGGAACTGCAAAAAACAGTTCCCCTTTCATAAGATAGAGCTATAACTCAGGAATCGTATACAAGCCGACCAACGAGGTCATTTCAGTATGTCAACAGTGTTTCGTCGCAATCGTAAGGGCTCTGATCGCGACATCACGCGACTGAACAGTCTTGGGTTCTCACTCTCAGCGATCGGGACGCGACTTAAGTGTCACCCTACTTCGGTTACGCTGCGTTTGAAGTCTCTCGGGATCACTCCCGCTGACACTCGACGTGCTTTCATGGAAGAAATTCTTGAAAGTCTGCCTTTGAACTTTCAAGAAAGCATCGCCGACTACCTTGAAGCCGGCCATATCTCTTCGATCAAAGCTTATGTTCGTGAACTGATCACGGCTGACGTCGCTCTGCGGCATATTCCGGCGCCTGTTGAAGACATTACGAGCACTGAAGTAGTGCCGACTATGCCTACCGAAGTCGCCGCCTAAACTACGCTCATCGAGTTCTCGGGGGTGTAGCTCATCCTTCACCCCCGTAACCATGACGAATGACCCTCCTTTTGGAGGGTTTTTTGTTGGAGAATTCAATGCTCGATGTAGTGCAAACGCCTAAGCTGAACCAAGGACAGCAAGAAGCCGCCGATGGCTTCTTTCAATTTCTATTCAATACGGAAAAAGAGATCATCATCAGCGGCCCAGGAGGAGTGGGAAAAACCTTCCTGATGGGGCATCTGATCGACCGGGTAATGCCGGAATATTTCAAGTCCTGCCGAATGATGGGGATCGCTCCGGAATTCGACTCCGTGGTGATGACGGCGACTACGAACAAAGCCTCTGAAGTCCTGGGCCTGGCCTCGAAGCGTCCCACCGAGACGATCCATTCGTTCCTGAACCTCAAGGTCACGGACGATTATTCGACCGGTCGATCGAAGCTCACCAAAACAGGCGCTTGGACGGTTCACGAACGCAAAATCATCTTCGTGGATGAAGCCTACATGATCGACACGGCGCTCTTGGCCCTGCTGCGGGAGGGAACCCACGCCTGCAAGATCGTCTTCGTCGGCGATCATTGCCAGCTGGCTCCAGTGATGGAGGCCGTAAGCCCGATCCATCGAGCAGGCCTCACGTTCTTCGAGCTCACCGAGAGCGTCCGCAATGCCGGTCAGCCGGCCCTCATGGCGGTCTGCCAGCAGCTTCGGAACTCTGTCGAGACTGGAGTCTTCCAGCCTATCCAAATCGTGCCCGGCGTTATCGATCTGGCCGACGACGGAGAGATGGAAACTCTCATCGCAGACACGTTCAAAACCCAGACCCGAGAGGCTCGGATCCTGGCTTACACGAACAAGCGGGTGGTCCTTTATAACGATCACGTCCGCGACATCCGGAACCTGGCGACTGAGTACGGGCTCAACGAATTCCTCGTTAACAACCAAGCGATTCGTTTGGGCAATACCATGCTTTCCGTCGAGGAGGAGGTGGAAATTGTCGCCCAGGCCGACGAAACGCAGCAGATGGTCGTCGGAAAGTACGATAATTCCGACATCGAGCTTGAGGTGAGAACCTCAACGCTGCGGTCGAGACTCGGAAACTTATACACGAACGTGCCTCTGCCGGTTGATCGAGATCATCACGCCTCGCTGCTTCGCTACTTCAGCCAGCGCAAGGAGTGGGACCGCTATTTCAACCTGCGAAACAGGGTGCCCGATCTCCGTCCTCGTGACGCAGCCACGGTTCACAAGGCGCAAGGCTCAACTCATGACGTCGTCTTCATCGACGTAGGCGACATCAGCGGCTGTCACCAGCCGCAGACGGCGGCTCGGCTTCTCTACGTGGCTTTTACGAGGGCACGAAACCGAGTGATTCTTTACGGTGACCTCGCTCAGCGATACGGCGGCCTAACTCACTGAAAGGGGGTTCGCTATGAAGGTGAACCCACTGATCAATGAACTCGCCACGAAGCTATTCGAACCGGAAGTTCGAAGGCTTCTGGCGATGATCACCACACTCAATGCCGACAACAAGAAGCTGAAGGACCTCAAAGTCGATGGCTTCTTGTACGGAGGGCAGTTCTATATGCCCTCCGGCGTCTCGACCGTGGTCTTAGCAGCCGGTCAAGCCAAGGCGACTCTCCACTTCTCGCTGAATAGCGCCATGGAGAGATGGCTCAAGGACCGGAAGACCATCCAGGACGACAGGGATCTGATCAAGCAGATGCTTTTTCTGATCCTCAAGCCCTGTGAGTCCGAACAGGACATCCGGGATGCGCTTCCAGAGTGCTTGGTGAGTCTGGACCCCACACTCAGTCAATATGAACGATCGAACGATCACGCTTACACCATCTCGCATGATGTAAGGGCGATGCGACAGTTCGAGAAATTCCTGCCGAAGATGATGCTCTACAGCGCCACAAGGCTGCTGTACTGAACCAAGGAAGCCCTCAGTGAACCACTTGTATTACACGACGTCTGAGCAGGCGGCGTACCCTGTGTGCTTCCTGGTTCCATCGATCCGCAGGGATGAGATCCACAAAGCCTACATCGAACCTTTCGGGCTTGCCCAAGACGATGTGATCGTCCTCGACCTGCATTATACGCCGAACGCCAAAAAGACGCCGGCCAAGGACATGAAGGCGTATTTCACCGAGGAACTCGTCCCCATTCTCGAAGAGATGGGCATCGAATATCTCGTCGTCGCCGACAGCGACTATTTCAAGGTGCTCACCAAGTCCCAGAAGACCGAAGCCCACCTGGGCTACGTGCTCGACTGCGTGTTCGGCCCCTGGAAAGTGATCTACGTCCCGAATTTCCGCTCGATCTTCTATGACCCAGAGAAAGTCACAGCCAAGATTGGCCAGGGTATCCGGGCTCTCATGGATCACCGAGCCGGTGTCTACCAGGCTCCCGGCAACGAAGTGCTCATGCACGAGGAATACCCCCGAAGTCTTGAAGAGATCAAAGCCGCTCTCGATCGGCTGATCGCCATGAATGTGCCGCTGACGATCGACATCGAGACCTTCAGCCTCAAGCACGACAAAGCAGGGATCGGTACGATCTCGTTCGCTTGGTCCAAGCATGAGGGCATCGCCTTCCCCGTCGACTACGAAGAGATCGAAGGAGCCACCGAGGCGCCTTTTGGACGGCAAGTGCGAAGCGAACCGAAGCGGAAGCTTCTGCGCTATTTCTTTGCTCGGCTGGCTCAAAAAGCCATTTATCACCTAATCGCCTTCGACGTGTATGTGCTGATTTATCAGTTGTATATGGAGGATCAGCTCGACACCAAAGGCTTGCTCTTCGGCGTGAGCATGTTGCTCAAGAACTGGGAATGCACGAAGCTGATTTCGTACCTCGCTACGAATTCATGCTCGGGAAACCGGCTCTCGCTCAAGGATCAAGCTCAGGAATTCGCCGGAAACTATGGGATGTCCGAGATCAAGGACATCACTCGGATCAAGCTGGATATGCTGCTCCGCTACAACTTAGTGGACAGTTGCTCCACATGGTTCGTGTACGAGAAGCACTGGAACACACTCGTCGACGACCAGCAGCTGGAAATCTACGAGACGCTCTTCAAGCCGGCGACAGCCGATATTATCCAGATGCAGCTCACCGGGCTTCCGGTGAACATGGAGAGGGTCGTCGAGGTCAAGGCCATCTTGGTGGCCGACGAACAAAGCGCCATCACCAGGCTCCAGCAAAGCTCGATCGGTGTGGCATTTACCCACCGGCTCAATGAGCAGTGGGTCGAGAAGAAGAACACGACACTCAAAAAGAAGCGTGTGATCCTGGCTGATGCCAAGGAGGTCTTCAATCCGAACTCCGGGCCTCAGCTACAAGATCTCCTTTATGGGATGCTTGACCTGCCGGTGATCGCTTTCACCGACTCGAAGCAACCCAGCACCAAGGCTGAAGTCCTCAAAGATCTCAAGCACGAGACCAAAGATCCAGAAATTCTCAGTTTTCTGGATGCCCTCCTGGACTACGCAGGAGTCTCGATCATCCTCGAGACTTTCATCCCGGCGCTCGAAAACTCAGTCCCTGGGCCTGATGGCTGGCACTATCTGTGTGGGAATTTCAACCTGGGGGGAACCCTCTCAGGGAGACTCTCTTCGTCTGATCCCAATCTCCAGAACCTGCCGGCTCACAGCAAATACGCCAAACTCATCAAGAGCTGCGTGGAAGCACCCCCTGGCTGGGTGTTTCTCGGCCTGGATTTTGACTCGCTCGAAGACAAGATCTCGGCGCTCACCACCAGAGATCCGAACAAGATCAAGGTCTACACGGACGGCTATGATGGGCACTCTCTGAGGGCTTACAGCTACTGGACAGACCAAATGCCTGACATCGATCCGACAAGCGTCGAGTCGATCAATTCGATCCAGAAGAAGTACAAGCCACTTCGCCAGAATAGTAAGCCACCGACATTCGCTCTCACCTATCAAGGGACCTTTCAAACCTTGATGCGGAACTGCGGATTCTCGATGGAGGAAGCCAAGCGTATCGAGGACAGCTTCAAAAAGCTCTACAAAGTCTCGATCGATTGGGTGAACGGCAAGCTCGACCAGGCTGCCAAAGACGGCTTCGTCACCGTGGCTTTCGGGTTGCGAGTTCGCACTCCCCTCCTGGCTCAAGTGATCCGCGGAAATGGCAAAACACCTCATGAGGCGGAAGCCGAAGGTCGAAGTGCAGGCAATGCGCTGGGCCAGAGCTGGTGCCTTTTAAACTCCAGGGCCTGGGTCGACTTCATGAAGGGAGTCCGCAAGAGCAAGTATCGTCTCGATATTCGCCCCTGCGCTCAGATCCATGATGCCGGTTATGCTCTGGTTCGAGATGACATAGGCGCTATCGCCTATGTGAATGAACACTTGGTCAAGGCAGTCCAATGGCAGGATCATCCTGACATCTGGCATGACGAAGTGAAACTTGGTGGTGCTCTTTCGATCTTCTGGCCTTCATGGGCTGAGGAGATCCACATCCCGAATGGCGCCACTGAAACTCAACTGCCAGGGATCATCGAAAAAGCCCTGGCGAACTAGGAAAACCTAAATGGGTGAATCGAAATTGAAGCCGAAGCCTGACCACAAGGCTCCGGCAGCGGCGGACGTGTTGGAGCACTACTTTCTCATCGCCGGCAACATCGTGTTTACGATCGGCGAAGAGCCGACACCGATCTCGGCGGCCTGCAATGCGGTCGTGCGGAGTATCGATGGCCGACTCGGAGTCGCTCACATTGCTCGTGCGCAGCAGGCTCTCCAGGGCCAGTTCCACAAGAAGATCGGCAGCGAGATCAAGCTGACCGTCGTCGACGTGGTGATCACGGCGGCAATACCCCTCGGCGTCTTCACGCAGGCCGAGTTCAACAAGCTCCCCGAAGGCATGGTGTTGGTCGAACGTCCCCCGGTCAACGCACCGGTGAACAAAGATCTCGATCAGCAGTCTGCCGACGCTGCGTTGCAGAGCGAAGACGCTCTCAACGTCTGAACCAAGAAACCCATAGGGATCACAGCCTTTGACCGGGCCGTGGTCCCTTTTTCATGCTCAACGCAGGACAACGCAAGTGATTACCAATCGATCCGACATCAGTCTCGCTCTTGCCGTCTGGCTCCTGCACGACGAATACGACTCTCAAGCCGGCAAGTTCAACAAGTACATCTCGGCGACTTCGATCATGAAGCCGCTCCGGCACATCTTGCTGCCCCGGCGCATGGACGTTGGCGACAACGTGATCGATGTCGAAGACTTCATCGCTCGCTCGATGGGCCATGCTCTCCACGACTCGGTTGAAAAAGCCTGGGTCCATGGTTACGCAAGATCGCTCAAGCTCCTGGGCTACCCCCAGCATCTGATCGACCGGGTGCGGATCAATCCCACCGACGACGAAGTCCGAGCCTCGAACGAGATCATCCCGATCTACATGGAACAACGGCTCTTTCGAGAGATCGACGGTTGGACGGTCGGCGGCAAGTTCGACTTTGTCACCGAAGGCATTGTCCAGGATCAGAAGAGCACGAGCGCTTATGCCTGGCTCCTGGGAAGCCGTGACGACGACTACAAACTCCAGATGAGTTTGTACCGCTGGCTGGACGCCGGACAACCTCTTCGCAAGATCACCGAGGACTATGGCCGCATCAATTTCATCTTCACCGACTGGCAGAAGATGCAGGCCAAACAAAATCCCAATTACCCACAAAAGAAGGTTGAGTTTAAGGAGATCTCTCTTCTATCTCTTGATGAGACCGAGCAGTGGCTTCGCCACAAGCTTTCCCTCATCGATAAATATAAGGAAGTCGCCGAACCGAACCTTCCCGAATGCACAGACGAAGAGCTGTGGCGTTCGGAGCCGGTCTTCAAATTCTATTCTGACCCCATGAAGACCTCTGGTCGCTCGACCAAGAACTTCGACAACCTCAATGATGCCTTGAGTTTCAAGACGTCGAAGGGTGGTCAAGGGATCATCAAAACCGTGCCCGGTGAGCCAAAGCGATGCGGCTACTGCGAGGCATTCGCCATTTGCACCCAAAAAGACAGGTACTTCACCCCATGATCGACCTCACTGGTGTCACCCACCACCCGGCCATTGAAGAATTGGTCGAGGTGCTCTGCAACAAGACGCAGAACACGGATCGTGGGTTCTTCCGGTGCGAAGTCGCTTACTTCCTGGGCAAGATGGCCAGCTCGATGCGGGCCACCATCGTCACCAAGGACAGGGGCGACATCCCGGTCAATATCTATGCTCTCGCCTTGGCCACTTCGGGCTTTGGCAAAGGCCACAGCGTCAACGTCGTCGAAAACGAATTCATGAGGGGCTTCAAGAAGCGCTTCCTGGAGGACACGATGCCGGTGATCAGCGAGCAAAACCACTGGGTCATCGGCAATGACCGGGCTGTTCGCCAGAACACGGATCCCCAGGAGGAGTTTGAGAAGGTCCAGAAGGAATACAAGCGTACTGGCGCCTTCGCCTACACCTTCGACTCTGGCACCCCTCCTGCGGTCAAGCAGCTGCGTCACAAGCTGCTCTTGGCGAACTGTGGCTCCATCAATCTCCAGATCGACGAGATCGGTTCGAACCTCATTGGTTCGGTCGACATCCTCAATCTGTTTCTGGAGCTCTATGATCAGGGCGTGGTCAAGGCCAAGCTGACCAAGGTCACCGCGGACAATGAGCGCACCGAGGAGCTCGACGGCAAGACGCCCACAAACATGCTTCTGTTCGGGACGCCGGCCAAGCTCTTCGACGGAGGCATCACCGAGGATCAGTTCTACTCGTTCCTCGAGACTGGCTACGCTCGTCGCTGTCTCTTTGGCGTCGGGCAGCAGGATCGCAAGGCGTTCAATTCGCAGTCCCCGGAAGAGATCTACGAACGCCTCACGGAGCCACAGAACAACGAGACGATCCAGCGATGGGCAGCGCATTTCCATTCGCTCGCCGATCCAGGGATGTTCGGCTGGAAGATGGTCGTCGAAAAGGAAGTTGGCACTGCCCTGGTCAGCTACAAGATTGCCTGCGAACAGGCAGCCGAGTTGATGCCTGACCATGCCGAGATCCAGAAGGCCGAGCTATCGCATCGGTACTTCAAGGCGCTGAAACTGGCAGGGGCCTTGGCCTTTATCGATCAGTGCAACGAGATCGAACTCCTTCATCTGCAACAGGCGATCTTGCTCGTCGAAGAGTCTGGGGTGGCCTTCACCACCATTCTCAAGCGCGAGAAAGTCCATGTGAAGCTGGCGAAGTACATCGCCACCTGTGGTGAAGACCTCACTCAGGCGGACTTGATCGAGGCTCTGCCCTTCTACAAGAAGGGTGTCGCTCTGCGAAACGAGATGATGACCCTGGCTACGGCCTGGGGCTACAAGAACAACGTCATCATCAAGAAGACATTCGTCGACGGGATCGAGTTCTACAAGGGGGAAACCCTGCAAGAGACCGATCTCAACGACATGATCTTCTCGTACAGCGACAACTGGGCCTACGAATATGCTCCCCCGGAGGAACCTGTTCCCTTCGATCAGCTTCATGTGCTGACCCAAGCGCAGGACATGCACTGGGCGAACCATCACTTCAAGAACAAGCACCGAGCCGAGGAGAACGTCGTTCCTGGGTTCAATATGCTCGTGCTCGACGTGGATGGGGGCATCTCTGTCGACCTCGTGCGCAGCCTTCTCACGGAAGTGAAGCACTTCATCTACACGACGAAGCGCAGCACACCCGAAGAGAACCGCTTCAGGCTCATCATCCCGATCAATTATCGGCTTGAGCTCGACAAAGACGAGTATGGGGAGCTGGTGAACGAGGTCGTCTCATGGTTGCCCTTCAAGACAGCCGATGTCGACGCGAGTTCAAGCCAGCGGTCCAAGAAGTGGATGACGTTCGAGGGTGGTGAGTACCACTACAACATGGATGGAGACCTGTTCGACGTCCTTCCATTCATCCCCAAGACCTCGAAGAACGAAGCCCATAAGAAGGACTTCAAGGCTGTGGCTTCACTCGACAACCTTGAGCGGTGGTTCGCTCAACGGATCGTCACGGGGAGTCGGAATAACCACATGGTCAAGTTCGCTTTGGCGCTCTTGGACAGCGGTCTGGATCTCGTCACTGTCAGTCGACAAGTCCATGCCTTCAACAAAAAGCTCTCGGATCCCATGGATGCCGACGAGATCGACTCCACGATCATGGTCACCGTGGGCAAGCGATACCAGAAACTCCTGGCTGCGTAGCAGAAACCCCGAGCCGTATTTCGGTTCGGGGCTCACTGTCTCAAGCCCCAAAGTGAGGACGTATGTCTGACGTTTTAGAGATCAATGATCAGCTGGTGTTGGTCGTTGGGTTTTCAGCCACTGGCAAGAGCGCCAGTCTACGCAATATTCGGAACCAAGAACGCTGGATGCACTTGAACACCGAGGCCGGAAAGCGGCTTCCGTTCAAGAACAAGTTCCAGCCCTATCGCATCGAAGACCCTTATCAGGTCCACGAAGCGTTCGACTACGCCACGTACACTGCACTCGCCAAGACCGATGGGATCATCCTCGATTCGGTGACGTTCCTCATGGATATGATGGAAACGCAGTACGTGCTGAATTCGGCGGACACGATGAAGGGCTGGAGCAACTACGCACAGTTCTTCAAGACGCTGATGCAGGAGAAGGTCACCCGCTTCGGCAAGCCCGTCATCATCACTGCCCATGTGAAAGACGAGCTCGACGAGAAGGCCATGGAGATGAAGACCTCCGTGCCGATCAAGGGCTCGCTCAAGAACAACGGCGTCGAATCCTACTTCTCGACGGTGGTCGGAACCAAGAAGATGACCATCAAGGACTTGGAGCCTTACGCTTCAAACCTTCTGGTCATCACCGACGAGGAGCGGGATCTGGGATACAAGCATGTGTTCCAGACTCGGCCGACCAAGTCCACGATCGGAGAGAGGATCCGATCTCCCATGGGTCTGTTCGACAAGAGCCAGACCTACATGGACAACGACTGTCAGATCCTCCTGGATCACCTGACAGCTTTCTACGGGTCTTAATTTACCCGCAACTCAACGTGGGTGAGTCCCACTTCAACAAGAAAGAAGCACTGAACATGAGTCTTTTCGGCAATCTGAAATCCGATGGCCTCGAAGAGTCGCAGGATCGTCTCGGCGGCTTTTCGGTCTGGGAATCGGACATCTACACGGGTCCGATCAAGATGGCCTATGCCGGCCAGTCGGAGCAGGGCGCTCGCAACGTGACCCTCATTTTCGAGGCGAACGGCAAGGAGTACCGCGAGACCGTCTACATCACGAACAAGAAGGGCGAAAACTGGTTCATCAACAAGGATGACAAGACCAAGAAGGTGCCTCTGCCCGGCTTCACCACCATCGAAGACATCTGCATCATCGCGACCGGCAAGCCGTTGGCGGAACAGAGCGCCGAAGACAAGATGGTCAAGATCTACGACAAGGATCTGAAGAAGGAGGTGCCGAAATCGGTGCCCGTCCTGACGGAGCTTCTCGGTCAGTCGCTCTCGCTCGCCATCGTCAAGCAGCTCGAAAACAAGAGCGAGAAGGACGGCCAGGGCGGCTATGTCGACACGGCCGAAACCCGCAACTCGAACGTGATCGAGAAGGTCTTCCACACCGAATCGAAGATGACCGTGGCGGAAGCCCGTCAGGGTCTCGAAACGGCGATCTTTTGGGACGCCTGGCTCGAACGCAACAAGGGCAAGGAACGCGATCGTCGGTCGATCAAGGGCGGCGCCGGTGGCCAGGCCGGCAAGCCGGGTGGTCGGACTCAGTCCGGTCCTCCGCAGGCAGGCAATGGCGCTCCGGCTCGCAAGAGCCTCTTCGGCGCCAAGGCCTGATCATGAAGATCTCTGTTGTGGGGTTCGACCCCAGTCTCACTCACTGGGGGGTTGCTAAAGGCAACCTGGACCTCACGACAGGGTATCTTGAAGATGTGTTTCTTCAGGTCATTGAGCCAGAAAGGATCACCCACAAGCAGGTTCGGCAGAACTCAAAGGATCTCGACGCCACGAAACAGCTCGCTGTAGCCGTCTTGGAAGCATCAGTAGGGGCTAAAGCCATCTTTGCTGAGGTTCCCGTAGGTTCGCAGTCAGCCCGAGCGATGGCGTCATATGGCTTCTGTGTAGGCATTCTTGGAACGATGCTGGCACAAGGTATTCAAATCATCGAAGTCACAGCGGCTGAGGTGAAAAGGGCGATGACTGGCAATGGCCATGCGACCAAAGGTGACATGATCGCCTCGGCGCTTTCGCTGTATCCAGGAGCGAACTTCCCGCTGCATAGAGGGAAAATCACACTTGCAGCAGAACACGTTGCAGATGCTCTTGGGGCCATTCACGCAGGCGTAAACACGCCGTTGTTCCAGAATCTCAGAAAACTTTACGTCTAAACGCAAACTCTAAGGAGATACACATGCAGATTACTTTGGTTCAGACCGAGTTGGAATTGGCAATTCGGGAATACGTCGGCCGTCAGCTCAAGGTTGCCGATGGCATGTCCATGGGCATCGAGCTCTCGGCGACTCGCGGAGCCGAAGGCTTCAAAGCGGTCATCGATATTCTGCCGATCGGGACGGTCATCGCTCAGCCGAAGTCGGCTGCTCGTCCGGCTTTCCCGTCTTTCGGGACCGGCTCTCAGACCGTTGCTTCGGCAGTTGTCGTTCCGGCCCCCGAGGCTTCCACCGAAGTCAGCGACGAATCCCAGGGGCAGACTGGCAATGATGTCGAGACTGTCGCCGAGGAGTCGGGACAGAGCGCCAACTCGACCGAGACGACTGCTGAGACGACGACGCTTCACACTGAGGCGGCGCCTGCCAATTCCGGCGCTCGTTCGCTCTTCAAGGGCCTGAGCCGGCCCAAAAACAGCTGATGGGCGACATTGGCATCCTGATCATCGGGGTGCTGGTGGTGATCGCAATGTTGATGATCACTTCGGTGATCATCGCATTGGCCCCATATATCGCCGGAATTCTCGTAGTTCTGGGGCTTTGCTGGTTCACCTTCAGGCCAAAAAGGGGATGAGGAATCATCCCCTTTTTCACGTCAATGCAGCAGCTGAGCCAGAGGGTGCATCATCGGAGCCCTGAGCATCATGCCTGGGCCGATCGAGTGCAGGAGGTTACCCTCCAACGCCTTGCCGAACACGTTGTCGCCGAGGAAGTTCTCGACGCCCACGGTGCTTGAGAAGGGTCCAAGAGATCCCAGCAGTGTGTGGACGGGATTATCCCGAACCACCGACAGAGCGATCTTCGCGCTTCGCAGCTTATAGTTGTAGAACCATGCAAGCCCCAGCTCTTCCAGAGAACCGCGGAAACGTCCCTGAGACCGATCGAAGTTCACGAACTCTTCGCTGACCTCGCCTAGCGCTTTCTGGCTCGTCATGCCCGGCTTCTTCATCAAGTGGTCGTAGTAGAGCGCTTTCATGATGAAATCGCCGTACTCCATCGACTTCTGGATGCCCTGATAAAGGGGCGTGTCTTCCCCGATGAGGGCATAGTTGCCGGCAGTTCGCACTGCCTCGGGGAGTTTGCTCGTCAAACCCTCCATGAACTCCTGCAACCTGCCTCCTGTGAGGGCCAGGTCACCTCTTGAGTTGCCTACGTCGGCGACCATTCCGAACTCACCAGCCTTGATGAGGGGCCAGATCGACAGACGACGATCACTGTCGTTGATCGACTGGATCTCAGCCTTGAGCTTCTGGACTTTGTTGTAGTTCTTGGCTCCCTGAGCAGCGAAGAGCTCACCCTCGGCATCCATTTTGCGAAGCTTGCCCTTCACATGGGCGTTGATCTCGGAGAGTTTCTGGGGAGTGCTCTTGGCAATCGTCGCCAGTGGCACTCCACGACCCATGAGCTGAAAAGTATCAGCCGCAAGGTTCACTGCCGGCATGAGCAAGCTCTTGATCATAATGATCGACTTGACCTCTTTGACGGCTTCTTTCCACACACCTTCGGAATTCACGAGGTTCGCGTAGGCTTTGTTGCCCCAGATCGCCATCGAGATGTTCTTTACAACATCGAGTGTCTCGGGAGACCATCGGGAATTCCCGGTCCAAGCGTCACCAATGCTCGCCTTGTGGTAGCCGATCGAGTCATTGATCATGTCCCGGCGCACCATGAACTTGTTGCCGAAAACGCTCTTGATGTAGGCCTTCGTCTGCGGCGACATGAGCGAGACAGCCTGCCTCGTAGGCGCATCGTTGTCGTAGGACTTCGGATCGAACAGGTTCACATATTGCGACTTGTTCGCAGCGCTCTTCTGGATGTCGCTCTTGTACATCTCGTGCATCTTGTCGATCAGCTCGGTGTTGAACTTGTGAGCCACCGCTTCTTCGACCTGGCGACCCCGCCAGACGCCCGCCATCCTGGCAAGGTTGTCATCTAGCCCGAGACGCGCAAGCTGGCTGGGATCGACGCTCCGCTCGAAGGCGACCACCTTCCCGGAGTCGTTGTACAACGGCACGAGGTTCTCGGAAGTGGCTTTACCCTCCCTCGAAAGCTGCCGAGCAATCTTGTCGACGGTGACCGGGTTCGTAATGAGCCCTGCCGTCACACCTGTGGTTTGCCCGGTCTGAAGATCCACGCCTCCGGCCGTGTGGTGAATGGATTGCAGCGTGCCCTGGGTGAACGCAGCCCGGCCTGCTGCCGGCTGGTAGTAGTAGCCCTTGCTCTCGTGGTTCCCCTCGGCTTTCGAGCCTTTGTAGTCGGCAATCCGGATCATGCTCTTGGCGAGAAGAGCCGGCGAATCGCTGTCTTTGGCGACGACAATGCTCATCCCGGCTTTCTGGTTCATAGGCACGAAGCCCTTGTAACTATTGAACTTGGCCATGCCCAGGGACTTGGCTTTCTCCTCCAGACGAAGGTTGTTCACATAGGCAAGCACGAACTTCATGCCCTCGGCTTCGCTTTGAACCAAGGAAGAGAGATGCGCCTGCGTCTCGGGAGCGAGCTTGTTCAGGGCATAGAGCGAGATCAGCTGGTCGAGCGCTTTCACATAGGCTTCCGTGGGCGCAGGTCGGCTCATGGAGTGGTTCTCGCCCAGGAGACGAGCAATCGCATCGGCATTGCGCAAGAGGTTCCTGCCAATGGCCCCCGACGTCATGTGGGTGGCGAGCTGCTCGGCTTTGGCTTTGACGAGCGCCCAGTAGCGGGGATCTTCCTTTTCGAGCTGGGTCTCCAGACCCTGGATCACAGAACTTCGAGCCTTGGGATTGCTCAGCATTTTGAGCACGTCTTCGTGCGAATGCGCTTCCGTCAGGGCCGAGAGATCCGTCTTGGCGACGCCCATATGCAGGGCGCTCCACTCGGTTTTGGTCATCCTCTGGGTAAACTGCTTCTCGAACATCTGCGGGACGTGATCCACGAACTGCTGGCGAGCATTTTGGATGATCGCCCGGACAGTCTTGATCATGTCGTAGACGCTGGCATTGCTCGCCGAACGGCCAATGATTTCGCCCACAGCTTCTGTCAGGGGCTTCCAGCCCTTGACATTGTTATTGATTCCGCTGGCCCATTCCTGGAGCCCTCGGGCTTTCTCGGCTGTCGCCATATTGGCAAAGAGCTTCACAGCCTCGGCGCCCTTTTGGACGAGCGAATTGCTCGTGCTCGCTTTGACTTTGTCAGCGCCCTGGAGGAGCACATCGCTCGCCCTGTCGAGGAGGTTCACAACCCCGTCGTTCAAGATGTTGATCCCCTTGTTCGGGGCAGAAGCGATCTGATTGATTTGACTCATCAAAGACGCAGTGTCTGACGCCTCCCTCGCTACATGCTGGGTGAGAGCGTCGATCGCTTGCTGGACGTTCTTGGAGTTGCCCACTCCGCCCATGCGATCCGAGAGCGAGTCCAGGCCCTGCTGGGCCAGGTTCGAAAGGCGAGCCTCGAAACGCTCAGAGAGAGAGCCTTTCTCATGGCTCTTTTCGGACTTAGGCAGATCTAGAAAGCTCAGAGCATCCCTGAAGTCGTCATCGACCGTGGCCAGAGCCATGAAGACGGGCAACAGCGAAGAGCGTCCCGATTTATCAGTTTCGGTGCCCAGATTGCCCAGCAGGAAATTGAACTTCGAGTTGGCCATGCTCTCGGCCCGAACCCTGTCGGGATCGCTTTGGTCGATGAGCATATCGGGGGTGAGCTGCTTCATGGCGTGCCGGAAGAGCCCCTCAGCGATAGCCATCGAAGTGGGCGAGAGGCTCATCTCCAGGGAGAGCGCCTGCACAATCGCATGGAACGCTTTGTGAGCCTGAAGCGACATCCCGTTGAAGCCGCTCAGTTCTGCGAGATTCGCCAGTTTGAACGACGAGACCGACGCTTGCTGGACGGCAATCGATCGGTTCGTGGCCTGCACCGGGTCGCTCACATTCATGAAGCGGCCGAAGATCTTGTCGAATTGCACATTGAGCGCACTAAGGCGATCGTCCGTGCCGTAAGACGGGTTCTGGAAGAGCGTCACAGACCTATTGAGGTCGGCGATCGTGGGCTGAGCCTGCATGACCACAGCCGAATTGAAGAGCAGATTCGAGAACATATCGTCCCCGACATGGAGAGCCTGGTTCTTGCCGAACACGAGGGTCTTGATCGCCTGCCAGACGTCCGAAGCGATCTTGGCCAAGCCGGTGGCTTGGGTGTTTTTGAGGGCTCCCGTGAGTTCTTTGTTGGCCAGCGTCCACGCCATGAACTCATTCAAGGCCGTGGCTTTCCCCAGAGGAGTCTTCTGGGCCAGAGCGTCTCGGACAGCTTTCGAAGCGTTGAAGAAACTATCTCCAGCTTTTACGCCAATTTCTGAGAATTCCGGGCTCAGAAACTGCCTCATGAGGGCTTCGAGCCGGTTCACAGAACCAGTGATCTCACTGGCTCGTTTCCCTAGATCGCCCCCTTCGTAGTGGGTCAGGATCGTATTGAAAGTAGCAGCGTGGACAGCCTCATGCAGCATCGTCTCAGCGCTCGATCCGACGAGGTAGATCATCTTGCTGCCTGGATCGATCAAGCCCTTGGCAGACTTGAGAGAAGTCTGTTCAATGGCCGGCAGGTTATTGTTGGCTCGATATTCGTCGATCTGGGCGCGAGTGCCAGACAAAATCCGATAACCATCCAGTCCCCCAGCAGCCTTGATATGCTGCCAGACGTCCTGTTGATCCGCGGACAGCTCCGACTGGGCAATGCCCAAGTCAAGATCGGTCGGCGTCATTACCACGAGGGCCGGTTTATCGCTTTTGGCTTTGAGGACTTCAGCCAGCCGATTGTTGAGTTTGCTGGCGATCTCTTCAGGCGAACCAGAAAGGGGAATACCCTTGTTCAGGTAGGGACTCTGAGCCCCGGCCATCTGGTCAACGTAGAACTGGTGCTCGCCGAGCACCTGGTGTCGGGCGTCCACGACGTTGGCGCCATCCGAGAGTTCATCTCGGAAACCCTCCAGAATAGCGATCACACCAGTGGAAGTCGCATTTTTGCGCTCGGCCTGGGGAAAGAGCGCTTTGATGAGGGCGTCTTTCATCTTTTCGTTTTTGTCGAGCATCTCTGAACTGATCGACTTCAAGAAGGGCTCGAAGCTCTCCAGCACAGCCCGGAGAGGGTTCCCCTTCCAGGACTCAGAAGCAGCCTCGTTCGCTTTCTGGCTCCCTTCGAGGACATGATCGAGAGCGAAATTGAAGCCGTCGAACACAGGGAGACCACGAGCGCCATTGTTCAGCATGTGCTGGATCATGGCTCCGTCACCCATGCCGATATTAAGCATGGCTCCGCCCTTCACTCCCGAGTCCGAAGGGCCATTCACTTCAGCCGGAGTGCCCAGCTTGCCATCAAGGCTCTTGGCGAGGATCTGGTCGAACTCACTCGTGTTGTTCTTGACCGGGAAGAAGCGCTGCTCTCCTGTGTCGATCAGGGGCATGGTCTTGAGCAGGTCTTGCAAAATGCCTTTGAGGGCATTCTCCGACAGAAAGTCTCCCTTACGCCAGGTCGGGTCATTCTCAGCCCGCTGAGCGACAGCCTCTTTCACCTTCTGGGTGAACAGATGCTCAAGCACGATCGACTGAGCCTGCGTGGACCGTTGCACAAGCTTGGTCGAGTCCATGAAGGACTGGCCTAGAGTCTCGGTGATCCCATCTCGCATCGGATCGACGAAGAGACTGAGCACATGCTCTTGGATCGAAGCCATCTGCTTCTTGTCAAAGACGAACTTCTCGGGGTTGATCTCTGAGAGAGCTTTGCCTCCGGAAGGATCTCCTCCCACTTTGGTGGTCAGAATTCCGTTGAGGGCCTTGTCAAAGGCATCGAGCCGGTCATCATGGCCTTCACCGGTGGAGTCTCCAAACATTGCCTCAGCAAAAGAGACTTCTTTGTCCGCTCCAGCCACACGAGAGAGACGCTCGTAGACCTGTTCAGCGAGCATGTCCGTGATCTTTGCAGCGATGCCATTGGCTCCAGACCCATAGACGGTGATCGTCATCGGGTTCTTGGTGACGCCACGATCCACAGAGAGCGTGCCTGTGCTAAGGTCGAAGTCGACCTTCGGCAAGAGCAGGTTCATCAGCTTGTAGAGGTGATCGGCCTGAGTTTTGACGGCTTCAGGGGCATTCCTGTAAAGCGAGTTTGCACTGCTCTGGAGCTTGTTCGCAGCCACCGAATAGAGATCTACGCTGTCCCCCGCCCGATGCTCGTTCATCGTGGTGGGACCGTTGAAGAACATTCCCCCTTTGGCCAGATTTCCGATCTGGTCTCCCGTGAAACCTGTGGTGGTGAGCATATGGATAGCGTTGACGATCCCGTTCGTCACTCCGTCAGCCTCGAGATAAATCCCGGTACGAAACGCAGTGCGACCCTTGTCGCCCACAGTCTGGGATCGAGCCCATTCCTGAAGAGCATGAAGAGCGTTAGGGGTAAGGTCCTCCCCCGCAGCCTGGAACTCGCTCTGGATGCGCTCTATAGCGCCGTCAGGGAGCCGTTCATCGTTGAGATGCTCAGTAAGCAGCTGCAACGTACCGGCAAATGCGCCGTTCAGTTGAGCTTCGACCTTGGCGAGGTTCGTTTCCGTGCTGTTAGCGTGGATCTTGACCCCAAGAGCCTGGGCGATGGCGGTCTTGAATAGCGTCTCCTGGTCGGGATCAGTCAGATCGAGCGTGCTCCAAGTCGGAAGCACGATCTCTCGGACCAGCTTCGAAGCCTGGGGATTATCAGCCCCCAGCATCTGAAGACGTCCCACACTCGACACGTTGAAGGCATAACGCATGGGGATCTTCCCCAGCTCCTGACCAAACGTGTTCATGTCAGCCACACGTCCCGAAAGAGTGCGCCAAGCCGAGCGTATCGTCTGGTTCTGACCCTCAAGAGTGAGCTTGTGCTGAGCATTCAGAGGCCGATCAGTGTCGCCAGCCCCGAAGAGCGATAGAAGCCCCTTCTCCCCTAGCGCATTGTAAAGCTGGAACAGTTCCATGTTCAGGAAGTGCTCGACCCCCTGAGCGACCTTGATCATGGAACGCTGGGTGCTTGTCAGAGGCACCACAAGATTTCGCATCTGGGTCTTTGCCACCGGGATCTTGTCGTCGGCGTAATAGTCCCGCTCTTTGGGCTCGGTGAGCACAGTCTGTTCGATCAAATTCGGGTTCTGAAAGAGCGGATCTTGGGTATCTTTCGAGGCGTTGCCTCGATCCAGGTTCGAAACGAGCCTCTGGAGAGTGCGCTTCTTGGTCTCTTCGCCATAGGCCAAGGGAGAGACGCTATCCCCATCGATCACGAAACGCAGCCGCTGAAGAAGCCCCTGCTCGCCCTTGGGCTGGGACTTGTCGATCACAGTCTCTTCGAGAGCCCTGAGCACCTCAGTTGCCATCGCTTGAGCGATACCGTCAGTGTAGGCCTTGTCGACGTTGGGGTTTTTCTGGACCCCCCAGAAATCTACGATCTTGCTGGCGAGCGAACGCACGGCTTCCACCGGCGAGAGCCCGACATCGAGCATTCCTACATGGCGCTCGGCCTGATCACTGGGGATCCCAGTGAGCGCACTCACCAGGTCTGCATCCATGTCGGATCGATAATTGTTCGACACCAGCAGCCACTGGAGGCCTGCCAAGACAGCCTGGCCGGCGATCGCCGGATTGTACTTGAATGAGCCATCTTCCTGCTGCTCGACCAAGTTCGAAGCCTTGAGCTCGGTCCAGCGATTAAGGGGTTCCCCCTTCACCAGACGCTCAGCGAGACCCTTTTCGCCCAGCTTTGCGTTGAAACGCTCGTTCAGCGTGTCGATCAGCTGAGGTGCAAAATCCAGATAGGCTTGGACTGTCCGGATCATGGGCTTGGTGAGCGTGCCCCGAATTTTGTCCTCACCCACAAACGCCACACGAGCGTCATTGGATCGAAGAGCATTCTTGACGGTCTCGACAGGCGAGTGATCCCCGAAGATCCTGCTGGAGATCTCCTTGGTGGCTTTATAGGCGTGCTCAAACCAGTTCTTGACCGGCCCATCCCCTGCTTGGTGCAAGTTGGGGTAGGCTTCCTGGATCGTCTTAGGAGCTTCCTCCGCTCCCTCGCTTGTCTTCACATCCTTCGAAAGCTCCTCCGGCTGCGCCTCCGTCGATTTCTCAGTCTGTGAAGTCTTCGCGGGTGTCGCGTCGGCTTCGGATTGGGGCTTGGTTTTCTCCTCCTCCGCTCCCTGGTTTTGCTCGGGGAGCAAAACCGGTGTCGCTTCGGTTTTGGACACACTCTTTTCGTTCCTGGTGATCGCCGGAACGGGCTTGGGAGCACGATCTGCGTTTGGAACCAGGGAAGGCTGAACACGGGTGCCAGCTTTGTGCTCAGCAAGCACGTCTTGGACCTTCCCTTGAAGGTTCTTGGTCAAGGGGGTGCTCTGGCTCTGGCCGCCTTCGAGTTCGGGGAAAGCCTTCGAGAGACCGTTGTAGATGTCCGAAACCTGCTTGGCTTCGAGCGAAACCCGTTGAGCGTATTCGACGCTCTTGGCATTGGTGGGATTGACGCTCTGGGCGAAGTTGCCCTTGGTCTGATACCAGGCCCGAGACTCCGGATTGATGGCGAGGTTCGAGACTTTGGCGCCGCCGCCGTTCTCGTAGTGCTGGTTCAAAGCCGCTGCTTTGTTCTGCATGTGCTGCACGAAGTCGCCGAAATCAGCGAGGTGCGCCTTCGCAGTCTCGATGTCTCCCGATCGAACCGACTGGAAAATGCGCAGCGCATAAGACGTGGCAGACCGAGCCTGGTTTGCCTTGGCTCCAGACCGGGTGAGAATGTCTTGGGTCACGGAACCCATGGGGCTCTCATGCCCGGCAGCCTGCTGGGCGAGAGTTCCCTCTCGGGAAGCCTGCATGATCGCCACAGAGCTCTGGAGAGCCTTGAGCTGATCCGGCTCCAGTTTGACTTCGCCGTTCTCGACATGCGCCAAGATCGCTTTGTTCGCTTCAAGGTTCCCCTTGTCCGGGGCCTCAGAAGCGATCGTCGCAGCATTGGCGATGTTCTGTTGGCCTTCAGGAGTGTGAAGGCTCTCTTGGGTCACCGGCTGGATGAGCTTCTCGACTTGGTCCTGGGTGAGCTGAGACACTTGCGTCAGCGCCTTGGAGACAGTCGGATTGCTCCGGATGTTGTCGGCCAGCTGATTGAATTGCTCGTTGATCTGACCCGCTACGTGGTCATCCGGGAGAGCCTCGAACCCTGCCGGATCGCTCTCGGTGAGGGCTTGGTACTTCCCGATCTGATCATGGAGGTACGAAGCAGCCGAAAGCCCCTCTTGGGTGGTGACACCCTTGTCGTTGACGATGTTCGCAAGCTTCTGGAGCATGTCGACTCGATTGGCCGAACCCGCCAGCTGCTTCTTCACTGGTTCAGGGAGGGTCGAATTCGCGATCTCTTCGGGATCGAACTGACCCAACTGGGTGATCTTGTCGGCAATAGGGGCGAAGTCGGGGCTTTTCTGCACTGCGTCATGCAAAGCCACGGCTGCCATAGGATCGCTCATCGTCGCTTGGACGGCAGCCCCTTGGTGAGCCACTTGGGCATCCGAGACAGGCGAAGCCGCCTCAGTCGCAGCCTTGACGGGCGCAGCAGCTTTCGCTGCCGCTGAACCAACGAGGCCAAGAGCAGCGTTCCCTACTGTGCCAGCTCCGGAAAGGGCAGCTTTGCCGGCCATCTTGAGAGGCGTGCCAGTGAGCGAAGGAGCCTGAGTGATCGCCGCAGAACCGAAGCCACCCAAGGCCGCAAGACCCGTCTGCTGGGCAACACCCTCACCGAGATCCTGGTTGGGGTTCGCTGTCTGTTGCTTGCCGATGTTCTCCGAGAGCGTGTCCGTCGCTCCGAGACCACCTTCATGCACGGTTTCTTTGAGGAGATCGGCTCCAGCGTGAGCAAAGCTCTTGAGCGAGAAAGGATGCTTCTCGAAGTCAGCAATCGAGGTGGCCTTGGCTACACCCATCGAAAGAGGGGCAGCCACAGCCGCTGCAAGAAGACCAGCCCTGTTCGCCACCTGGTAGCGAGCATCTTCGGGACTCATGCCACCGGCAACGAGCTCACGGAACATGGGCGAAGTCTTCGCCAACTCGGCGGGATCCGTATTCGCGATGTCGGTCGAGGTGTTCTGATAGGTGCTGGAGCCTTCCACGGCGCCCATGCTGGTGAGCATCTCGTTGGGAAGAGCTTTGCCGATAGCGTCAGCGGCTCGAGAAACCGAAGGCAAACCCAATTCACGAGCAATCGCAGCCTCTGAACCGATCGAGAGCCGAGTCGCTTCGGGAACGATTGCTTTGCTCAAAGCCCCGAAAGTCTTGCCCGTAGGGCCAGCCCCAATGAGCGAACCAACGAACTGAGCGGTGTTGTCCGCCAAGAGGGCAGGGTTCTGGACCGTGTTCTTCACGGCATCGTAGGCGTCAGATCCGAAGTTCTCAGCCATCCCAGCGAGGGTTCGAGCCCGGATCTTCGCCCCTGCAACGAAGTCACTGTCGCCATTGGCTTTGTCAGCGACGTATTGCTGGGCGATACCCTGGTCCTGGGTGTCCTGAGCCGCAGCATTATCTCGCATATCGAGAGCTGTGCGATCTTCATTCGCACTCGTCTGGTTCTGAAGCCCGATCGACTTGAACCCACCCACATAATCGCTGGCATTCTTCAGCATCTGAGCGGTGGAGACGCCCATGTGAGTGTTCACACCAGCCGCATTGAAGCCGAGATCCGCTGCTGCAAGGGGCACAGTGGCCAAGCCACCGATGGCGATAGCGCCCTGACCGAGACCGAGAGCAGCATCCTTGAGCATTGAACCGGGAGTGCTGGTCGCTCGACCATCGTAAGCATCACCTGCTTGGTTCAAGCCAATGAGCATTCCCTGACCGACTTCAGGGCCATATTTCTGGATGATCTGGTCGGGTCCGAGGGTCGCAAGATCCTTCTCGACCGGGTTCGCAGAACTGAGTCCCGATCCCGTGCGGCGAGCAATCGCTGCATTCAGGAACGTCTGCTTATCCGGCAGACCCCCCATATCGACTTTCTTGGAGTCAGAAGCCGCAGCAACCTCGGCTTGCTTCTCAGGAGCAGCCTGAGCGACAGCCGCCTGCTTCACCAGAGGAGTGGGAACGGGTGTCGGGACAGGTGCAGGAGCGGACCCTGAGAAAGCCGGCACCGGGGACGGATTCGTCCCGAGTGCAGAGCTGAGCAGATCCGACACGTTCGCCATGAGTAAGTCCAACCCGGAGGGTACAATTGCGAAGACCCTATAGGCTGACTTCAACGAATAGAAGGCCCCGTTTGCACGAGGCCCTCCTAGATATACTCACTACAATTTAGATATAACTTAGTTGTTGAAGCCGTTCGAAGCGGGAGCCACCGCTCCAGAGATCGCCGAGGCAGCGTTGCTCGAACCAGGACGACCAGGATAGGTCGGCACCAATTTCTGCTTCTGGAGGTTGCCTACAGCTATAGAGAGCAGCTCTTTTGCACGGTTGTACTTCGTCTGGAGAGCCGGGAGCCCCGCATAGTCCGGATGAAGAGCCGCTCGCTGCTGACCCTGTTGCACCGCCGCAAAAGCAGCTTGCTGTTGGGCCTGTGCAGCCTGAACACTCTGAGAGAGCGCCGTTGCAGCGTTGTTCTGGACAGACTTCGTGGCCAAGCCATCCGGATCAGCCATATTGGCGATCTCGGCTTTCACACCGGCATCGTTCAGGTTGATGCTGTTTCGGCCGGGGTTTCCATGGAGCCAACCGCCTTCGGCATAGCTTCCATAGCGGTTGAGTAGCGCCGCCGCAGTCGCAGGGTTCATGGGTACTTTGGCTTGGGCGGCGTAGTCCAAGATCTTGTTCAGAGGATTCCGGATCAAATCCGGATCGATGGTCGAAAACTGCCCGTCTTTCTGACCCTTAAGGCCTGCCACGACATCCGCCATCGGCGTATTGTCTTTTTGGAGCTCAGTGTACTGGCCGGCAATGCCTGGAGCCGTATTCTGCCCGACGAACTGGCCTGCTTTGCTGGTGAGAGCCGTCGCTTGCATCTGTGCATTACGCTCGGCTTCGAGCATCGCATTGGGGGAGTTCGCCAACCACTTATCAACGGCATGAGGGCCAGCATTGTAGGCAGCAAGCGCCTGGGGGACGTTGCCGTTGTAGTGATCCAGCTGGTCTTTGAGGTAATACTGACCTGCAAGCTCATTTGACGCTTGGTCGTTGATGTCCCCCTTGATGTCAGGATGGGCAGCCTTCAACTCTGCAAACGTCGCAGGCATCACCTGGGCGATACCTTTTGCCCCCTTCGACGAGGTGATCGTCTGACCAGTCTTCGGATCGATTTGCTGCCCAGAGGACTCCTGGTTCTTCAAAGCGCTCATGATCGCCGCAGCCTTCGCGTCATTGTCCATGCCGGACAGATCGGGAAGATTCGGGACGATTTTGTTCACATAGTTGCGAGTCTGGTCGTAAGGCCCAGGCGGAATAGACGCAATGAAGCCTGCATTGTCGGAGATCAGGTTTCCTGAACCAGAGGTGCCACCGGCAGCGCCTGCAATCGCACCAGCTGCTCCATTGGGATTACCAGCCGCACCCGGAGCATACTTCGACTGAAGAGCCTCCATGGCTCGGGAATAGGCTCCAGGGGTGAGCGAACCTCGCTGGGCTTCCAAGAGAGCGCTGGCTTCGTCGAAGTTCGTCGCTTGGGGCGTGATCTGGGCCGTAACTTTCGCAGCCGAGTTCAGATCGTCGTAGTTGTTGCCCGTAATCTTGGTGTTCAGGTTCGTCTGACCGGTGCCAGCATTGATCGAGTTCACGTTCGCCTTGGCTAGATCCCCGGCATAGGGCAACTGAGCCTGCGTCATGGCATTGTTGAGGAGCGTCGTAGCCCGACTGTCGACGCCTTTGAGCGCATCGGGAGTCAGATTGGACCGGTCGACGCCATTGAACAAAGCTCCACCGGCAGCAGCAGCAGCCTGAGACTGAGCATCCGGGTACTGAACTTCGTTGTTGGCGAGAGCGCTCGCAGCTTGCTGCTGTTGCCAGTCGTGGAACTTGCCCAGACTGTCGCTCAGACCGCCAAAAGCATTGTTTAGCGACCTCCCAGCAAGAGCCGTAGCCCCGAGAGAAGTGTTGAAATCCGGTGCGGCGACATCACGCCAGGTCAGGGTGGGCATGGAGATGGTCCTCTCAGACGGTCGTCTTGAGCTGGTTCGCGTTCACGTAAGCCTGCTCTTGGCCCGGACTCTGATTCTCCATCTTCGCCCGAGAGCTCGCGATGTTGTTCAGGTTCGTATTGTAGGCGCCTGCCTGGTTCGAATAGTTGTCGCTGGCGAGCTGCTTGTTGAAATCAAAGCTCTTCTGGGCGAGCTGCGTGGCATTCCACGCAGTCCAGAGATTGCCGAGCGTCGAAAGGCCGCCGAGGGCGAGCTGTCCCGTGCCGACGTTCAGACCCAGACCCGTATTGAAACCGGCGCCGCTTGCACCGCCCACTCCAAGATTAGAACCGAGACCCGAAGCAGAGCCTCCAATTCCAGCAAGACCCGTGGGAGCCGCAGCAGTCGCTGTCGCCGTAGGAGACGCAGTGAGTGTGGCAAGCTGATCAGGAGAGATCCCCAAACCGGCCAGCTGAGCACCCGTCACATTGTAAGTCGCATCGGCCATCAGGGGCTCTTTCAGGTCATATTCGGGAGAGTGGTGCTAAGGTTCGCATCGCAGAAGTTGCTGATGTAACTCATTGAGAGGTTACAGACATCACTTCCGGTCATCAAAGTTCTGTTTAAGAAGTTCGAAGGCGCCTCAGCGACGATTGTCGAGTTGGGCACGTTTGGCAAGTTGACGTCGGTCAGCGATAGGGGATTGATTGCCAGGTCAGCTCCACCACCCGCCCCAAACATAGCGGTATATTGGGCCTCGACCTGTGCGTCAGCCGCATTATACTGGGCTTCCATCGTTTGTGTCGAGGCTTGTATCTTTTGAGCATCGCCTTGCAGAACTTGAGCGAAGCCATTGCCCGCAGACTCGGTGAGCTTCAGCAAATTGGTGGGCTGAAGCATCTGACCCAGAAGGGCAGAGGGAGTCGTGCCCATGGCAAGGGCCGTTCCCACTTGCAGGGCGACGATCCCGGCGATAGCTCCAATGATTGCGCCGAGCTGAGGTCCAAAAAGGTCTGTGGACCCTACTTGGATCAGCTGCACGAGCACGATGGCTGCCAGAGCATTCGCAACGGCTCCGACGATCGCAGCCGCGGTGCCTGAGAGCCCAAGGGACATACCCACAGAGAGGTTCGTGCCGAGCAAACCTCCAGCGCCAATGCCCAGACCTCCCGTAGCCACCGAGAGGGCGATCACCACGACGATCAAAAGCACTTTGAACCAGCCAGCTGTGTACCAAGGCGCAGTCACAACGGTGTAACTGTTGAAGACCAAGAAACAGCAAGCCGTTGCCATCTGTGTGCTCGTAATGAGCGACATCGAGGCATAGATCTCTTCGTTCAAAGGGATAATGAAGGGGCTCTCAGAGCTATCTGAGAGTGCAGCAATGGCTGTCGTGACCACCGTCTTGCCGCCATAGATGGCATTGGTGTGGGTCAGGTTGTAAATATCGAGCGCACGCCAGCTGTTCGAGTCGACTTGCCAGTACAAGCGAGTGTGGGTCTGCTCCTGCGTGGTGGGAAGCGAACCAATGGCAGCATTCACCCAGGCTGGAGCGCTGACAAAGGTGTTCGAAGTGTTCTCGAACCAGAACTCACCAGCCTTTGCCGGAACTCCCAGCTCGTTCATGAGCTGTCCCGAGCCCGTTGTCTCATTGAGACCGGCCCACGAGATCGTCATGTTGTAGTTCAAGATGGCATCGTTCGTGCTCGCCACCTGCACAGAGTAGCTCGGAGCAGCAGGGTATGGCACCACAGTGGGACTTGCAGTCCCATAAAGCGGGTTGGTGCTGTCGCTCTGAGCGACTTGCCACTCTGCCCAGGTTGCCATCGACGCAGCAGCCACAGCATAAGCTGCTTGCCAGTCCTGGAACTCGCTGTTCGAGAGATTGAGCCCTTGCATAATGTCGAGAAAGAACTGGTAGATGTAGTTTCGACAGGCGTTCTCAGCCACGTTCAGCGAGACGCCGAACACAATGTAAGCGTAATCGATGTCGCCGACATTGGCGTTTGCTTTGATCTTGGTGACGATGTCGTCATATTTGGCGTTGAGCGACTTCGTAACCGCCTTCTTCGCCTGCGTGTAGACATCCGGCATGTAGGAAGCCGAGATGAAGTTCTTGTCCACCATGATGGGGATATAGGGAAAAAAGAGACCAGTGTCCGAGGTCGCCGTGAAGAGCGCATCGAACGCAGGATTTCCCGAGCCCTGCTTGTAAGCGAGAAACAGCACCTGGGTCCAAGTGTCTGGGACATAAGGCACTGCCGGAATATCCGGAGTCGGAGGAGGCCCGACAGTCGCAGGGATCTCTGGAGAACCAGGGGTGCCAGGGATCCCATAGTTGTAGGCGACATAGAGATACTGGGCAGTGGCGTCGAAAGGGGGAAGCGTGAATGTGGTCGTCGTCGTGTCTGCGAAAGTGATCGTGACGACGCCGGTGCTTCCGTTGAGATCGCAGGTGTAGGCCGTGTTCAGGAGGGTCGGATAATTCTCGACCATGAACTCGTTGACCCAGAAGGTGAAATCAAACTGCCCGATCGAGCTTGCTTGGATGACCAGACTTTGGCCAGCCGGAGGAGGCGGAAGCAAAGGCTTCAGAACTGTCGGGTCAAGAGCCGAAGTGAGGCTCAGAGGCGTGGTTGAAATGCCCACCAAGTCATCGTAGCCAAAGTCCCGAGCCCACCTCGAAAAGCCTCGAAGCTGGATGCCAGGACCATTGATGTAAGCGTTCTGGAGCTGCTCGGTGATCGACTGATCGCTATCGGAAAGCACAGCCCCCAGCGTCGTCGTATCGAGGAAATTCGGCCTCTTATTGACGTCACCAGCCAGATTATAGACGGTAGACGACACGCTGATCGTCTTCGTCGGACTAAAAAAGTCGCTCCAGAAGCTCATTGGTTCAAAGCCCCTTAGGCAACGGGGGCGCCAAAGCCGTTGTTGGACATGATCGAGGTGAGCACCAGGTTCACGGAGTCATTCGTGAAGCCGTTGGGCGGGAGAAGGCCGTCATCGATCGTTTTCTGGGTGATCCAGGCATCCGTGAAGATCTTCGCAGCCTTCACCTCGGCATCTCGCTGGTAGGAGATGATCTGCTGCTTGTAGAGAGCTTCCTGAGCGCCCATGACGCCAGCAATGGGAACGCCATCCAAGCGAGTGTCCGAAGTCTGAGCCCGTTGCGCATCACCCTGTTCGGCGACAAGAGCGAACTGAGCCGGCAAGATGTTCTGGTAGGTAAAGCGAGCAGTTTCCATGGCGATACGCCCTGTGATCGCCTGGATTTGAGCCGTCTGCGAGCTCCAGAAGCTGGCGTCAGCGCCAAGCACGAACTGCACCGCGGTTTGCATCGCAGCAGCCGTGAGGTCCGTGAAAGCCTTCGTGTATTCAGCACCGGTGATCCGGTTGTTCTCGTACTCGTGCTTGAGCTGGGCTTTCATTCCAGCCATCAGCTGGTCGAAAGCGCCAGTTCCGCCCACGGAACCCGTAGTCACCCGCGAGATGTTCATGGGCTGAACGGCAGCATACATCGTATCCGTTCCCAGCTCCGGAAGCTGGAAAAGCGAAGACGTGATGTCGACCGGATTGATCGTGGCGAGGTCTACGGTGTCGGTCGTGTTCGTCATGTGCTGCGGCCCTTAAAAGAAAGGCCCACTGGCTCTTTTTGGAACCAAGTGGGCCAATAAACACTCGAACTCAGAAGGTCAGAGCGACTCTTCGTTGGCCCCAGCGAAGACGCCGGCAGCAGCCTGGGCCGTGGCGAGCTTGTCGAGTTCGGACCGCGTG